ACCCCGCTGAGTCAGCGCCCTCCAGCTTGTCGGCCCACCGCTCCAGCAGCTCCCGATCAACCAATACCTTGCTCATGCTTCACCTCCTTGGGTGGCCATAGCCGGCGCAGCTGGCAGGGGCATCCAGTGGGTCACTTTGTCACCGGACTTTTCGTCGATCAGCGGCGAATACCACCCGTCGTAGTCTGCGTGCTCCTTCGCGTCATACCACCCTGAATGCAGGGCTGGCTCGTCCTCGTAGTCGGTGTGCAGGGGGTAGTCGTTCAGGAATCGCGCCGAGAAAGAATATGACTCGCCGTTGTGCGAACGGTAGACGCAGACAATAAACTCGCCCTCGTCTCCTGCTGCGACTTCCGGCAGCCGATCCTCGACGCCGATCCAGCCGCTCTGCTCCGGCTGCGGCGTGGTGTAGAGCGGCACTACCCTCGTATCGGGCCAGCGCTCTCGTTTTGAATCTGCAAACTCCTGTGCAACCTCGAGGCGCTTGATCGCGCTATTGATGCTCGGCGCTTGCTCGCTGACGACTGCGTACCAGAACGGCTCCTGCTCGGTCTGCGGGGCGGTCTGCTTCAACTCACGAATACGCTGTTCCAGCCGGCGCACATGCTCAGCTTGCGCTTTGATTTTCTTCCGCATGCCGACGATATTTTCGGTCTGCTCAACCATGGTCGTTCTCCTGCTGGGGGGCGGTCTGCGCGATGGGGGCGTAGCCGCTGTGCTTATCAGTGTCGTAGTCGATGATCCATGGCCGCTCCTTCATCTCGCCAATCAGCCAGCGAACACAATCGGCCTCATAGCGAACTCGATCGGGATACTCGCTGCGAGCGATCGTGAACCCATCGGCCAAAGTGTCGAGCAGCGTTCGGCCCTTTCGCGCCAGGATGGCTGTGAAGTTCGACTTGCCGTTGGATTCCGGCATCGCCCCTTCCCATACGGTCAATTCAGGCTGCTGCTCGGTCTGCGCGGCGCGAAGCTCTTCGTACAACGATGCGTAATAAGACGCATCGTTGTGTGACTCCGAAAGTCGCTTGCACTCGGCCTCAAGTGCGGCGTAGTCGGCGTAGCCTTCAGGAGTCAGCCCACTATTCTCCGGCTGCGGGGCGGTCTGCTCTAGCGCCCATTTGATGCCGTGACGAAACACGTCCGACAGCTGGCTAGGCGATCCTATATCCAAGCCATGAGCGCGCAGGCCGTCTTCCTCAAGCTGGGTGAGGGGGATTTTGTGCATACTCATTGGTCGTCACCCTGGGTGGTCTGCGCGATGGGGGCGGCGTTAACAAGCCGGCGCAGCTCATCAGCCTCAATCACAACTGGACAGGCCAGCGATTCGAGGTGATCACATCCATCTCCCTGCCAAAACCAAACCTCTTTCGCGTCATAGAGGCGGACGCTGTTCAGCCTTGCATACAGGTCAGAAATCAGTTGATCCTGCTTTTTGCAATGCTCCACCAGCGCGTGGAACTTCCAGCGGGGAACCGTCTCCACCGCCTCCCGCTCATCCTGCTCCGGGGCTGGCTCGCATGGCACTTGTCCGCTGTACTGCTGGCAAGCGGCCTGATCGCTGTCGTGGAACTCGCATGGCTCGGCCTGATGGGATAGGGCAGCTTTGATATCTTCCACCAAAACACGCCCGGCAGGGAGCATCTCCGCGGCGATATGTAGCTCCTGCTCTTCGATCAGTTCGATGGCTTGCTGTAGTAATTCCTTCACTCGATCACTCATTGCACCATCCTCCGCGCCGCTTTAATCAGTTCCAGGTCCGCCGCCATCTGGGGGCCACAGCCGCCGTCGTTCAACTCGTCCTGCACCTTCTCTTCGGCGTAGGGGAGTATCTGGGCCAACAGCCCGCGCAGGGCTTTACACTCGGCCTCCAGGTTGGCGATGGTGCTGTAAGCGAACGCCAGCTTTCCGGTCGGTTTCTTCATTGCACCGTCTCCACCACCGTCACCTCCAGGGTGGCCCACACCGTATACCCCTCATCGCGGCCATCTTCTTCACCTCAATTTCTGCCTGTAGCTTGCTGATGCCGCTGACGGTCTTCTTGTAGCAGATGGGCAGACCGCCCCCATTTCTCACTGAAAGGCGGACGAATATTCGAGGGGCTCGGTGTGGAAGTGACCTTTCTGTACGAGGTTGCCGGCTGAGGCCCAGTGCCGACGACATCTCTTCCATCGTGATCTGTTGCATGTGGTTTTCCTTTCTTCGTATGTTCTTATATTAACCCGTATTGAGGTAATCCTGTAAATACGGGTTTGTCGCGGAGATTAGGCCTCGAGCCGTAAAGTGTTCGGGCCTCGGAATACCCCACCAATAGACGTCTCGACCAAGTGGTCGGCTTTCTTGCCTGTGATCCAGGCGTTTCTCCGTACTACCTCCAGGACATGGCCACCCTTTCCAGTGAGCTGGCCCCTTTCTGTTACAGATGAGCAGGCGAATAGCACAGTGGCGGCCATGTCCTCCCGGATGAAATACTCTCCGTTGTTACCTTTGATGGCGTCCGACATACCGGGCTGGTTTTTAGACCACGACAATGTCTGGGAGAAGTCCTTGCGCATAGCGCCTTGAGGTGCCTTGCCCGTGGCTTTCTTGCCAGCGTTGTAGACGTCGATGGCGGCGTACCACTTGTCAGCGTGGTAGGCGCCGGTTCGGGCAATCTCCTTGAGGATGCGGGTTACCTTCAGCATGAACTTCGGACTGACCCACATGGCGTAGGCATAGACCAGCTCCTCTACGACGAAGGTGCCGGGGTTGGCACTACCCACTACAACCTCGGCGGCGCTAAAATTGTTCAAGTTTTGACCAGTCCTCAGATCTGAGGACTGGTCCCTTTCGATCTCATCAATCAACGCCAGCGTGCTTTCCAGTCGGATGAAGTTAGCCGGCTGATGTTTCCTCGCACCTCCTGACGCTTTATGCAGATCGTTGAGGTTGTAGCGCCCGTTTGCGTCAAGATGCAGGGGCGCTTGGCGTCCTTCGAAGTCGATATTGATGACGTTTGACATGGTGTAACTCCTGTTATTACTGGAGCTACCACCCGGAATGGGTGGCAGGCTGAGACGGGTTGGCGAACCGGCGTGATGCTCTAAACGAAAGCGACCGGCAGACCCTTGCGGATCTCCCACCTCAGCCCGCCATAAAGCGGACAAAGAAAAACGCCTGACAGGCGTTCTGTCGTCTAGTTTACACGTTCGGGTCGCCAAACCCGGTCCTCGATGCGTCGAGGCAGGTCCATACTGTCAGGTTCCTGTGTTGCTGTAAAGGAGGGACTACCTCCGGCCTCAACAGCGCCTATATTGATCAAATCCTGACCGATGCTCAGATCTGAGCACTGGTCCTTTCCTGCGCCTATATTGGTCAAGTTTTGACCGTTCCTCAGATATGAGGAACGGTCGCAGACGTCACGCTCAGGGATCAGCGTAGTCTGAGGGCAGGGGTGAACGATTCGTTCACCCATACTGCTTTGGCAAGGGTGTAGCGATTAGCGACACCCTTACTGAGCTGGTAAGGGGGCCGTGAATCGCCGCCCCCTTGCAATGACAAGCAGTCGTCCTCTGGAGACCGCGTGGTTACTGGCAACTAGCAATTTGCTATTCGCGGTTTGGGGCCAGTGAACTGTACACTGCGCAAAATTGCGCAGTGTCTATGAACGCTGGCTCTCAGAGGATTTTCCGGCTGTTTTCCATCTCCCGCTAACGCGGGCTATCACTCCCCCTCGTCCCAGCCGAACCCGATCCCATTCTCCTTGATCCACCGGGTTACTCGTTCTGTCTTCATCTTCATCCTCATCGAGGCGCGGTCGAATTCCCGCTCCAGGACAGCCAGCTCTTTGATCAGCACCTCCGCCCGCTTGAGCTCCATGCCGTCCCAGTCCTCGGCGTACTCCAGTACCATTCCACGGAGTTCTCCGACTTGCTGAGGGGTCATGTAGGTGACGCCGCGGCGTTCTAGATCACTAATGGCGAACCGGACGTAGGCCGCCGGAGACACACCAGAAAGGATGGCCAGTGCCAGCAGCACCTTGGTGGGCAGCGTCTGGTGACGGCCATCCGCCGTGGCGACCACGATGATGGCGCGGCAGGTTAGGTGGAGGATGTCCTCGTCCGGGTCTCCTTCGGCTACTTCCCCAGCAACGACGGTGCGTAGAGGGAAGTCCCAGGTGCCTCTGACCACCTTGTCGCACGCCTTTGCATAGGGGATTTCGCCGTCGATCAGGGCGTCCCGGACCTCGCCTTCCTCCAGTGTTTCAGCCAACTGACTGAGTCGTTCACGGACAGCGGTTTCAATCTCTTTCAGCCGCTTGGCCAGGTCGTCCTCGTAGAGCGTCTCCCGGATGATCGACATGGCGAAGGGCAGGACACCTTCCGAGGTGGCGAAGTCGATCACAAGCGACTGCTGGGCGCTGTAGCCGTTGCGTTTCAGGCGCTCTGGCAGTCGGTGGAACGAGGGCAGGGCAGCGTCCTGCACTGCGCCATAAGTGGTCAGGGCGAGGGCTGTACCCAGTGAATACTTCGGCGTCGAGCCTAGGAACTCCTTGATTACGCGCTCGGTGGCCCGGTTCGAGGATGTCAGCAGATTGCAGCTCATGCGGGGTGATATGACCTGCATGTCCTCGGGAAACAGCGAGGTAGGGCGCAGGGCCAGCGGTCCCATTGGTGCTACGAAGTCCGTGAAGTTGGGGATATCGGCCCACGTCCAGAAGCAGCGGCCTACTCGCTGGGCCAGCATCCTTTTGGTCAGCTCGCCGTGGTGGCCTACGCGGTGGTCCGTGTCGCTAATGGCGGCTAGACCATAGATCAGGCTGTCAGCCATTGCCGCAGATACCTCGGGCAGCTGCTCGGCAGTGTAGTTGGCCCGCACCGACTTGAGGGTCGGGGCACTTCGCTGCTTGGGGAAGTGGCGGCTGGACGGCATGGGTAGCAGCTGCACCTTTACTCGTCCGAGGACAGCCGGGTTGAAGCGGGCGCTGTCGAGCTTGATGGGCTGGAAGGGCGGAGTTTCGCCTTGGCTGTCGGTTACATGGACGTTTTCCACGTCGCTTTGAGAGTCATGTGTGGGGTCACTTTGGATCATGGAAAAGCCTTCGGAACAAAAAGTGGGGAAATAGGTGATTTAATGGGTTTTTAGTACAAAAAGTAACCAAACGGGTATGTTGTTATCATTCTCTTTTACGACGGTACGTTGTAAGTGTGGGAAAGAAAAATTCAGAATTTTGGAAAAAATTGAAATTTTTGTCCCCACACTCCCGTCAAATCGTTGTTAAAACATGATACCAGTTTGTACGTTTATTGACCAAAATCGTAGTTGTTTCGGGGTTAGTCTTCTTATTGTTCCGGCGGTTGTGCAGGTGGTGTGGCCGGGGTTGTCTGAGGTTGACGTGGCTGGGGCCGGTGTCGCTGTCGCTGTTTATGAGGATGAGGGTTGGTATTGTACGAGGTGTCCGGGGTTGTCCTACCTGAGCCTCCACTTTCTGTTCCGAAAATTCGTACGGCGAAGCTATGTCGATGAGCAGAAAATAGTTCAAAAATTTCGTTATCGACATAGGTTCGCCGTAGAAAATATCGGAACAGAAGTGTGTTAAACAGCAGAGGAGAGGATACAGCCCCTCTATATATATATAAAAACAAACATTTATTTATTATATATATAGTAAGGGCTTCTCTCATATATGCGTATATACTTGTACTCTTGTTTATACATGCACCCCCACCTTCACAGCTGCTCATCCCCTACGCTGCTCAAGTCGCCAGTGAGGAAGTCCTTCAACTCGCTGCTCGTGACGGCATCAGCCACGCCCAGCCTACCTCTGCGAACGAGGTGGTCGATGGCTCTTCCATAACCAGCTGCTGGCTTTCGAGGGCTGAAGGCGAGGGCAGCTCTCAGGACGGGCAGGAACTCGACCTCGTATAGAACCTTGCCGTCGTCGTTGGCAGAGGGCGGGTAGGGGCCTCCTGAGCGCTCCAAGGCCATGTAGGCGATGGCCACCTGATTGCGGAGGTCGATCACACGGGCACCACTGAGTCCAATGGCTGCGGCGAACTGCTCGACAGTGAAGAATCGTCCGCGGGTGTGCTCACTGAACTCTTCGACGGAGGTTGAGCCGGCTGATGAACTACCGACCTTGGGCCTGATCCCGCCGATGCTGGCTAGGCGATTGGCGAGGGTATGCTGCTCCTTCACCTTTGGCAGCAATTCATCTTGTACCCATCGCCGGACGGCCCGGGCTTTTTCCATCTTGGCACCAAAGACACTGAGGTTGAGGCCGTACTCGTCCAACAGCACCACCTCGCGGGTGCAGATGCCGTGGATGTTTCGGAGGATGAATCCCTCGCCGCCCAGCTTTCGGGTCATCGGCTCTGCATCGCGGTATCCAAGCAGGTCAGCGATGTCGCGGCCTAGGAAATAGAACTTGTTGGTCTCGCTGTCGGTATATACGCGGACGGTTGTTTGCTTGAACAAATAGGGAGTGACTTTCATCTTGGGCCTCTTACCACGGTTCGTTGTTACTACAGTTTAACGTAAACCTGTAAATACAGGTCCACGCTTACGACGATCACGGATTTCCAGGAGACCTGCCACACCTGTTCCGACCAGGAGGAATCCAACCGGAAGCGACAGGAGGGCGAGGAGGGCGGCCATAGCCGGTTCAAGGCCCATGGCGATCAGCCAATGGGCGAGTTGCTGCGTGATGCTCATGCGACCTCCTTTACGCCCTCGCCCATGAAGCCCAGAACGGGCCTCACAGGCACTTCGTCAGTAAGAATGGGTGTATCACAGGGCCAGGTCATGGACGCGCTGTGACGAGCCGGGTAGAAGCCTTCCCCGGTGTACAGCTCGGCGCTGACGCGGGTGAATACGTTGAGTGGCCCCGGCTCATCGCTGACAGTGAACGCGACGAAGGCGATGGGGAGGACGCTGTCGTCCTCGACGAGGTGGGCGCGGGTCTTCCCCGGTACGCTGCTGCTGAAAACTTGGAAGTTGAACACGATGGAATCCCCTTTGCCGATGGCCACCTTTACTCGTGGCGACACTATGGAAACGCATGGCCACCTTTACTTGTAGCCACCTTTACTCGTGGCGAACGGGATGACCTTCACGACCAAGTGAAGGGCACACCGAGGTCGATGAGCTGCTCAAGCGCCCAGAAGTTCGCGCTCTGCCGGTTGCGGCAGTCGAAGACGAGGAAGTCGCCCACATCGCTGGTGAGGCGGCTGCCATCAGGGAAGTCCACGGGGGCCCTGCGAACGACCACCGCGGTGCCTTCGTCGTCCTCGACGAAAAAGGCGATCTGTACGAGGCACCCTGCCAGCGCCAGATCATCGAGACTCGCACTCACCTGACGGCCCATTACACAGCCTCCTTTGCAGGCAGGCTGTCGAGGGTGGACAGCTGCTCCTTTAGACGGCCCAGGACGGCATCGAAGTCGATCACCGGCTGTTCAGCCACACTGAGCATTGCAGCGATTTCCTGCGGCCTGCGGCGGAGGGCCAAAAGAGTGTCGCGCTCGCCGAGTTCGGCGGCTGTGACAAGTGCAGCCCGGAGCGCATCCGGATTCTCCAGATAGTCGGACAGCTTCAGCCGGCGCATTTTCACCGTGCTGTTCGAGCGGAAGGGGCGGAAGTGGAATCTTTCGGCACAGATGTTCTGTGCTTTCCGGAATGCTGAACCGCTGAAATCCGCCGGGATATACAGGTGGTGGGTCTCACCAGTGATAGCAGACGAAACGGTGACGAAGTAGACATTGGGCAGGCTAAGATCCTGCTCGGTTTGGTTGGTTTGCATGGTGTGGGTTTCCTTTGTGGGATTGGTTACGTCATGTGGTTGGCGAACCGTTTTCTTATACTTATTGGAGATTTCTGGCTATTTCCGGAGATTTTCTGGGAAATTTCAGGAGTTTTTTGGAACTTTTCAGCGCCGTTTCACCTTTTCGCGGGCATAAAAAAGCCGGCACTAGGCCGGCATACGCACGCGCGCGCGAAATAAAAAAGCCGCCCGAAGGCGGCTGGTTGGGTTAGACAGCAACCGGCGCTACCTTGCCACCGGCACGCTTCGACTTGCCCGCTTGACCGCTTTTCAGCAGTTCGGCTGCTTTATCGGTGTCTAGTGGCATTTCTGACTTTGCCAGCTGGCCGGCAATAAAATCGACCGTTACAAACAAGCTTTTTAATTGTTCGGCCAACTGGCGAGCCTCATCGGCGGACGCAGTGAAAAGCTTGCCATTGATCGCGTCCAATGCCTTTTGCACTTGATTGGCGACCGTTGCGGCTTTCAATGTGGCCGGCTTTTCCTCTTTTTTCGGCTCTTCCAGAACGCGCCAAGCATCGAAGGAAAGCGCAAAGTCGCCCGGCTCGACAATGGCTGGCTTGCCGTCGTCGTCAAGGTTTGAAGGGTCCGCAAAGTGCTTGAATTGCGGGTTTTCTACTTTCATTTTCTTGACGATAAAGCGCCCGGTTTTCGTGTCTTCTTGAATCTGGGGCGCGTGGGCCTTAATGAAAGAGAATACCTCTTTTCCAAGTTTTGACGCTTTGCCGCTTGTGAGGCGAAATGCGGCATTGTTTAGCATGGCATTCAATGGGTCGATGTTGTTGTGAGCCACTGCATGAATGGTGCAATAGTTCGCCCAAGTGGTAATGATTTCAGATTGACCGGCAAACGACTTGTTGAATGCTGCGACTTGTTGGGCAGTGATGATTTTACCGGCGATGGTGATAACGGTGGCTTGCCTTTTCATAGTGGGGTTCCCTTTCGTTTAGGTTCTGATTTTCTTTAGTGGGTTACGGCAAAGGGCAATCTAGTGGAATGCCCTTTGTATAAGCCGCTGGGATGGTTTAGCTAGTCGAGGCAGACGCTACCGCCTGCCTCGTTTCCGTTTCCATGCTTTGCCGCTATAAGGCCGTTAGTTGTAGCGTCTGCCGGCTTTCTTGTGCGCTATCGAAGGCAATGGCAACGGATAGCAGATAGCGGCAAACAATGGGCGCAACTAGGGCGCGGATAGTCTGGCAAAGCGATAAGTTTTTAATGATCCGGCAAGCTGTAAAGCAGAAAAACTGTAAATACAGGATGCCCAATGCAGTGCGTGCCGATCACTCCGATCGTTAGGCAAAGCTCCGCCCTTCATACCCATAGGCTGAAAAGCTGATTTCTTTGTCTCCCGAGGCCTAGACCGTCTGGCGTTTCCCCTTTTGCGCCTTGCTTCCGTTGCCCGTCGCCTTGCCAGCCATTGCCAGACATATAGACGGGGTTAGGTAGCGCTGGCCAGCAGTCAGACCACTGGCAAGGTTATCCGCAACGGCAAAGCTTCTGCCGTTGTGACTCAATACAGGCCGCTCGGTTGAGCGACACACTAGCGGGTTTAAAGAACGGGCAAGGCTGGAGCCTTGCGCCTCACCCCGTAGGGCTTGGCTAGGCAACCGTTGTTTGCGTTGCTTGGGACGAACTATGCGGGAATAGAAACATAGAGTCAAGCGTCAATTTGCGAAAATTTCAGACAGCCCCGGACCCTCTTTTTATACATAGAGGACACCACCTGCACCCCTACCTCCGCGCCCAAAAATTTACGAAAAACCAAACCTGGCTTATATCGTTATACACCCCGACATCCCCCACCGCCCGCCACCCCCAGCCCGCCCACGACCTCATCACCCCCACCGAAAGCCTCACCCTCTACACCCATCCTCAACGACCACCAAACCGACACCCCTTTACACCCACCTCCACCCGATATACTCTGTAAACCTGTAAGTACAGCAATATGGGTTTGCCCACCTGCGGGAACTCTCGCAAGTCTCCTAGACCCAACGCATAACCCCACAAGAACCACCTCAAGAACTTAAAAGGCCACCCAAAATGAGTAACGCCTCCAAGCAGGACCTGATCAACTTCGTCGCCACCCACGCCGACATCTCCAAAGTGGCTGCCAAGACCGCTGTGGAATCCGTCCTGGCTGGCATCAGTGAGCTGGCATTCGATCGCGGCCACCTCACCCTGCGTGGCTTCGGAAAGTTCCGTGCTCGCCAGTACGCAGCGCGCACCATCAAGGGCGGCGTCGTCGCAACCGAAGTAGAAGTTCCGGCCCGCACCGTGCTGACCTACAGCGCCAACCCGGACCAGATCCGCGTCGAAGCCTGAAGTCGCGACGAAGCATAAGGAGCGAGATGGTGGTGACTATCGTGTTTTGGGGCCTGCTCTGTGGCGCGGTACTCACCACCATAGGGTTCCTGATGTTTCTGGCGTTCCGCGAGTTGGAAGTGAGCTGGGGAGACGGCGAATGAGGGGCGACCGCACAGGTAATAGCGACGAGGGCAGCGGCCTACCTTACGCACCACTGACCGTGACTCCTCGCGGAGACGCGCTGTCAGACGACCCGACACTGCGAATGGCGGTGGAAGACGTCATCGGCGCGCTCCGCCAGGACATGCTGTCCTACGCGGTCCAGGAAAAGATCGTTGAGGCCATGAGCCCGACGACCCGCCGTGACATGGTGGCCAAAATCTCCGGCCTCGAGGCCAGTGTCCTGATGACATTCAAGCAGCAGATTCAGCTTGTGGACACCGTACTTCGCCGCATCGTGAACACTGACGGCACCAAGACAATCAACGCCGACGACTACGAAATCCCCCTGAAGGACGCACTAAACCTTTCGCTAAAAGTGACCCAGGTGATGGTTCGCGACCTGCCCAAGATTTACACCCTGGACCGCATCCAGAAGCAGGAAGAGGCGCTGCGTCGAGTAATGGAGTCCCACATGACGAGGGAGCAGCAAGAGGCAGTGCTATTGGAGCTGGAAAGGATTGAGACCGGAGAAGTGTGACCGAGCGAGCTGAAAAAGGATTAATCCGACAAGCGGAGAAAAGCCCATCTTCGCCGTATTTACAGCAATCCCGATAGATTTGTGGGGACTTACCTGCTTTTCGGCGTATGACAGGCGTCAAAAATACAGGCAAGATCAGCGACCGCCGCGGCAGGTGGCACTCTACTACTACATATATGCTAGGTGGATGGAAGCTGAAAGCGATTGTCAGGGGTTGACGGACTGCTGTATAAAAATACAGTGTTCCCTGTGAAAATAACGAGTGCGAGAAGTGGAAAATGGAGAGATACCTGTTGTTCGGCTTAGTGCCGATTCGTGTTTCGGCTGAGGGAACTTGGACCACTGACGTAAGCAAGTGTCCGGCGGGAGAGGGCTTCAAGAACTGGGTCGCCAATTATCTGGTTAACCAGGTCCTGGGGTTCATCACGGCCCTGGAGTGGGCTTTCAAGGTGGAGATACCTGTTCGGGTGGACTCTGTGAAACACCCCAAGGGTCCAAGCAGCTTGGCCAAAGCTGCCAGAACACTGTGTCAATCGACTACCTGTGACAATCGCGCAAACTGCAAGCTAATCTGAGGAGAGGGACTTGTCTGAATCTGCTTCCGCCGCCAGCCGGTTACGAATGCAACTCAATCGAGAGGAAGGCATGCGGGAGCTGGACAAGGTCGTCCTCAAATACGGCAGGGTCAATGGCAAGCCCTACACATTCAAGGACCACGAATTTCAGCAGGAGATCATCCGCGACACTCGCTCTCGGATCGACGTTCGCAAGTGCTCACAGGTAGGCCTGTCAGAGGTGATGGTCCAGAAGACCATCGCCATGGGCGCCACCATGAGCCACATCAGGATCATCTTCACGCTGCCGACCCGTGACATGGCCATGCCGTTCTCCAAGGACCGGTTCGACAGCGCAATTGATCAGTCAGACTTCTACAGTGGACTGGTCCAGAAGGCCCAGAACTCTGCCAGCCAGAAGAAGATCGGCACTTGTACCCTCTACATCACCGGCTCGTTCGGTGCGAACAGCGCTATCTCGGTCCCCGCCGAGGTCATCATCAGCGATGAGGTGGACTTCTCTAACGAGGTCATCCTCGGCAAGTTGAACTCCCGTCTACGACACGCAAGCTTGGTTGACGAGATGGGCAACCGGGGTATGCGGATGCGTTTCTCTACTCCAACGGTAGAGGACTATGGGGTGGATGCCGGCTTCAATGCAGGCGACCAGCGCTACTACATGGTCAAGTGCCGCTGCTGCCACAAATGGGTGCTGCCAGACTTCGACCATGACTTCATCGTGCCTGGGTTCGACGACAGCATCACCAAGTTCACAAGGGAAGACGTCTCTGACACTAGACACCGCATCCAGGACGCTTACATCAAGTGCCCCGACTGCGGCAACGACCTGCAGCAGTCTCTACTGAATCCAGAGCGCAGGATGTGGGTACCAAAGCGGCCAGACGTATGGGACCACAGCTATCAGGTGTACCCCTGGGACGTGCCTACGTACAACACTCCGCCGGCAATCATCAAGCAGATGGGCGACTACCCGCTGCGCAGCGACTTCTACAACTTCGTCATAGGGCTGCCCTACAGCGATGCTGAGAACAGCTTCACGGTGACAAAAGAGCACCGCCAGCGCTTATCTGACGTGGACTTGTGGATTTTCCAGCAATGGGCGGTTACCTGCCAGACCATTGGAGGTATGGACGTAGGCAAGACCTGCCACCTGACAGTAAAGGCCAAGGTAGGTAAGCACTGGCACGTGGTATGGGCCGAGAAGATCCGGAACACCAGAGAGGAGCCGGCCACCGGCCAGGTGCTGGCACGCTTCGACTACTACCGCATGGCGATGCTCTGCATCGACGCCGGCCCGGATATCACCCTGGTCAACAGCCTGGTCGGTGCCCGGCTAGGTATCCGCGCCGTAGTCTACGTGAACAAGGTCAGCGGAATCCTGCCTATCGATGAGAAGGCGGACGGCATGGTGATCAACGCTGACCGTACCAAGACCCTCTCGGTGCTGCTGAACAAGCACAACGCAGGGGAGATCCACTACCCGATGCGTGAGGAGATCACGTCGGAGATCTTCGAACACCTGAAGACCACGAAGAAAATCCGCGCCCGTGCGGCGGACGGAGACATGGTGGAGAGGTTCACAAAGACCTCTGACACGGACCACTGGGTGCACTCTCTAAACTACTGCAGCATCGCCGCGATGGTTATCGAAGACCTGGGCCTGAGCGTGGTCATTGGCGCGCCGCCGATCACGGGCAAGGTAAAGGTGGGGTCTGCGGCAGGGAAGGGCAGGGAGTCTGTACACCGCACCGGCTGGTAGTCAGAGGCAGTATTTCTTGTAGACCTCGGCGCTCGGATGGTCGTAGGTGATAACGTCAATTGAGTAGTGGGCGGCTTCGTCTACAACAACAACCCGGTGCCATAGCGCACCGGGTCTCCTAACTTCCCCGCATACCGCCCCGTCCCGCCCTTCCCTAAGTCCATTGATTTCGGCGTCTTCGTGAACAAAGGGTTTTACTCGACTTTCCAGGGAATCGCAGCCCGCTAGGGTCAGTGCGATAGAAAGGACCAAAAATACTTTTTTCATTGCAAACTCCCTACTTCCTGTAATCACAGCAGCCTAGCGATATGCCCTATCGTTATCAAGTCTGGTCAAAGAATAACCAGTTGCTTCTAACTACGGAGTGTCCAATAATCGTAGTCAAACCTGTAAACCTGTAAATACAGCCCATGGCAATACGCAAAGCAGCGTCACGTTCTCCCCGCACCAATACCCAGGGTGCGAGCGTCGTGCTGCCAAAACGTAACCTGGCTGGTAAGGCTCGCGCTAAGCGCCCAGGATCAGATTTTGACCGTGGCCAGGCGATCAGCAACACGCTGAACCGCTACGTAGCTACCGCCATTAAGGATGTCCGAAACCGCACGGATATCAACGAGATCATCCGCACGCTGATGCGTGAAGATGGACTGTTCTCTTCAGCGGCGAACAGCATGGTGGCACTGGCTGCCAACAGTGGATTCCGTATTGCGGGTTACACGGCTGAAGGTGCCATGGACACGGGGGTGACTGCGGTTGCCTACTCGCTAATTGACCGCCTCAGTACGCTCCACGACTACAGTCAGGGCTTCAACGATAAGCCGGGCCTGCAGTCCCTGCTGACCACCCTGCAGACCGACGTTATCGGTACTGGAGGCTGCGGAGTTGAGCTGGTCCTGGACAAAACCTTCGGCCCAGAACGGCTGGTTCCGGTCGGCTACTCCACTATTCAGTGGGAAGCTGATGGGAAGGGCGGTCGTTATCCTACGCAGGATAACGGCGATATCGACCTGAACATCCCCACAGCGTTCGTCGCTGAGCACAACCGTAATGCTGACGAAGCCTACGCGGTGAGCCTGCTTCGCCCGGGCCTGTCCCACACCGTGAACTTCAATGAGTTTTTGGAAGACACGCACCGGGCCGTCAACCGCACTGGACACAGCCGGTTACTGGCCAAACTGGACAGCGATAAGGTTCTGTCTACCGCGCCGGAAGATATCAAGTCCGATCCAGCCAAGCGGAACACCTACTTCAACACTGTCCGAGAGCAGGTTGAGCAAGCCCTTGAAGGCCTCGAGCCGGAAGACGCCCTGGTCGCCTATGACTCTGTCAATTACGACGTGAAGGACACAGGTGGCAGCAAATCCGACTACTCGCCGATGCTAACCACGCTGGGCAACCTGCTGGGCGCATCGCTCAAGACCCCGGCAAGCGTAAGCGGCCTGCGTGCCAGTGGTGGCCAAGGTCTCTCCAACGCGGAGACTCTGATCTACCTCAAAGTCGTCGAGGCAGCTCGCCCGCCGGTAGAAGAGGTAATGAGCCGCGCCCTGACTCTGGCCGTTCGGCTCATGGGCGTAGAAGGCCACGTTTACTTCGAATTCATGCCAGTCAACCTCCGCCCGGAAGAGGAGCTGGAAGCCTACAAAGGCACCAAACAAAAGAGGGTCCTGGAGCTACTTAGCTACGGCCTTATCAACGACGCACAGGCTTGCTACGAGCTTGGGATACGCCCGCAAGGCCTGACAGATATCTTCGCAGGTACCGGTTTCTACACCAAGAAGACTGCCTCGGGTGGTGAAGAAGGCGAGCGCGAAAGCTCGACCGGGCGTGCGCTGAACCCAGGCACTCCGAGCAAATCAGGCGGAGATGACCAGTGAACATTACCGGATTCGGCGGGAGCCTCGCCGACACTTACCAAGGGTTCGCCCCTGCCACGAAGGACTGCCAATGAAGGGTTTTCGCATCTGGCTGGGCACAGAAGACGCCCTGCAGCAACTTGATTTCTACGAGGCTAAGTACGCAGGCCAACTGCCTGACGTAAAGGCGCTACGCGATGACGATGACTACCCGGTTCGGGACAAGCATTTCAACGCTGACAGCGACCGCAAGGGCCTCTACCTGCTTGAACGCTTCGGTAACAAGGCAGTGGTCAAGGTGCATGGCTCACTGACCAACACCCACCAGTGGTGGCATCAGCACATGGTTGGTTACGTCACCAGCTACGAAGCAATCGCTGACGCGCTGAAGATCGCCGCTGACGAAGATGGCATCACCGAGATCTTCATGGACATCGCCTCCGGAGGCGGAGTGGTTCGCGGCCTGGACATCATGTCCGACGCCGTGCACCGCATCGACAGGATCAAGCCGGTATACGCCCACACCGACAGCCACATGTTCTCGGCAGCCTACTGGGTAGGCGCTGCAGCTCGCTCTACCACAGCTTCCCGGATGGCCGAGGTCGGCTCCATCGGTACGCTGATGGTGCTCACCAGCTATGCCAAGGCGGCTGAGAAGGAAGGCATTGAGTATCACGTCTTCCGCGCCGGCGAGTACAAGGCCCTCGGCCTTCCGTACGAAGAGTTGAGCGACAAGGCCAAAGCGTACATCCAGGACAACCTCGAGAAGACCAACAAATTCTTCCTCGAGCACGTATCCCGCAAACGCAACCTGATGATGAGCGATCGTAATCAGTGGGGCGAGGGCAAGACCTTCTTCGCAGAGGAAGGCTTGTCCGTTGGGCTGATCGACCGGGTAACCACCCTGGCTGATCTCATCGGAAGCGGCGCTTCCTCAACAACCACCAGTGACCCACGGAGATTCGAGATGAAAATCTCTCCAGAAAAACTGGCTCAGATTGCGGCCGGCGCCGACCCGAAAACGGTCCTGACCGCGGAAGAGTTCACCCTGTACACCGCAGAGCTGAAAGCCGAACCGGCTGCAGAAGAGCCGGAAGCCACAGAGCCGGAAGGTAACGAGGGAGACAAGCCAGAAGCCAACGTTGAAAAGCCAGAAGCATTCGCTGCCGACTACGCCAATCTCCTGAAGGAGAACGGCAAGCTCGAGGCGAAGTTGGAAGCTGCTGCTGCCGACAACGCCGCGCTGAAACAGTCGCTAGAAGGTCGTGATGTTCAAATGTCCTCGCTTCTGACCGTTGCCCAGGCCGCCGTAGGCAACCTGCAGACTGCCCTGGGCCGTCCGAAGGAAGCCAAGAGCTCCGCCGCCGAAGTCGTTGCCCAGTACAACGAGCTACAGGGAGACATGGCCAAGCGCTTCAAGGTTGGCCAGCAGACCCAAACCCCGACCGAAGACACCACGAGTGCCCAGGTCACCACGTCGTTTCGACATAACTGAGGAGGCCAGTCATGGCTGATTTTGCTTTCAACGTGCTGACTCACAGTCCCGAGCGACTGAACGTCATTTCCACCAAGCTGGGTCCGGACGCGGCCACCAAGTACAGCGATGCCGACAAGCGCAAAGCGGTGAAGATGGGTGCCTTGGCCAACCACGTCCTGTGTGCGGCTGACGATGAGCTGGAAGGCTTCATCGACTCCGTCGACGCTGCCACTGCTGGTGGCTTCAGCTTCGGCGGTGTGGCTCGCGGCAACCGCGGCTTTCGTGTCGAGGCCCAGGTAGGTGCTGGCCAAGGTGCGACGGCTATGGCGGTTGGTGATCTGGTGGTTGCCGACGCCCAGCTGGCTGTTGGCACCAAAGGCTTGGCCCAGGTCAAGACCGGCGCCCCGGAACTCCACAAGTACCGAGTGATGACAGTTCGCGGTACCGGCGTTGCCGGCGACGTGGTTGTTCTCGAACTTCTCTAAAACCTTTGGAAACGGACCTGTAATTACAGGTCCGGCACCTACCAGAAATACAGGAAATGAACATGAAACCATTCAAGCTGGAATACTGGGCCAAGGACGAGAAGGGCAGTAAAGTCCTGAAGTCCGTTGACGTCACCGTTGAGGCCTACAAGCACGCTGCGCAGAAGGGCATGACCCTGCGCCAGTACGCCAAGCACCTGGCGCCCGACTGGGACCGCAGCATGGGCGAGCCGCTTGACCAGATGTACGCCAACTCCGGCCTGATGGACGGCCAGAAGTTCGGCATGCCTTCGATGACCCTGCAGGACATCGCAGGTTCCAAGCTGGCTGACGGCTTCCGCCGCCCGGACGGCAGCGACAACAGCCTTGGCGCTCGCCTGCTGTACCCGCAGCTGATTCTGGAAACCATGCAGGCCAACGCCCTGCGTGACGACGGCAGCGACATTCTGAGCATCTGGGAATCCCTGGTCGCTGTCAGCCGCAGCGTCAACGGCACCAAGGCCGACCAGCCGATCATCGACACCACTGCGCCGGAAGGTAGCCGTAGCGGTCGTATCGCTCAGTTGGCTGAGCCGGAGACGATGATCTCCATCACCACCGGCGACAAGTCGTACCGTATCCCGACCAACAGCGTTGGTCTGATGATCTCCGACGAAGCCATGGCGTCCACCACCATCGACCTGGTTCGTGTCGTGATGGAAGCACAGTCCCGTGGTGACCGCATCCGCCGCGTCAACGAGCAGATCCGCTCGATGGTGCAAGGTGATGTCGACCTGGGCATCACTGCTCTGCCGGTGACCAAGATCGGCACCTTTGACGGCGCGATCACTGTGGACGGCAAGATCACCAAGCGTGCGTTTATCAAGTGGCTGCACAGCAAGCAGAACATCTGCAACCTCAGCCAGGTACTGACCGACATCGACACCGCGCTGACTGTCGACGAAGCACTGCTGCCATCCACCACCGGCGTCGACTCCTCGAAAATCTCCACCCCTTGGGGCGGCCTGAACCTGGGTATCACCCAGCCGAAGATCACCCCGTTCGCTGCCGACGTGTTCGGTGCCGGCGTAATGGTTGGCCTGGACCCTCGCTACGCCATCCAACGCTTCGTCAACGTGTCGGCTTCCTACGACGCGATTGAAGAGTACGTGATGCGCAAAGCCACCGGCTTCCGCGTGGACTACGGCGAGATGTCGACCCGTCTGCACGACGAGGCATGGTCGGTCGTCAGCCTCGAGAAGGCGTGATTGAAAGGGGCCGGCTCCGGTCGGCCCCTTCCACCCATAAGGGAGTAGTGACATGGCACTGAAAAAGAACGATGCGAAAGCGATGGCTGCACTCGAAGCAAAGCTGGATGAGGAGCTGGAAGCCACTGAAGTAGAAGCTACCGAGGCCACCGAAGAAGTCGAAGTCACCGAAGCTGCGGAAGAAGTCGAAGTCACCGAAGCTGCGGAAGAAGTCGAAGTCACCGAAGCTACGGAAGCAGAAGCTACCGAGGTCACCGAAGAAGCTGGGACAAACCCGAAACCGGAAGCCGAAGAAACCCTGGTGAAGGTCGAAAACCTGAGCCATTCGACCCTGTATCAGCACAGCACTGGGCTGACTATCGCAGGCAAGTCGACCAAATCCCTGCGTAACGACGGCTGGCTGAAAAACCAGATCGCCGCAAAGCTACTGAAGCGAGTCTGACATGACCCTGCTATCGCTCACCTCGTTCAACCAGATCCGCGGCGTGCTCACGGTTTCGGAGGCAGACTTGCCTGATGAAACCCTGGCTGCCTACGGCCTGGAAGACGACCTGTCCGTCGATCTCGATGAATGGGCGGGTGAGTGGCAGGGCATCGTCGAGGCGGGCGGGGCCATCGAGCCGCCCCCGTCGGCGGCAAGCGTGAAGCAGAGCAAGCTGCTTCGCCTCTACGCCAAGTATTTCTGCGCTGCGCAGGTAGCTGCGACGGCGCCGGTATTCGTACTGACCAAAAACACTGACGGCTCTAACGAGGGGCAACGTAGTGACAAGGACGGATTCCTCTGGCTGAGCAATCTCCTATCCAACAAAGCTAGCCAGTACAAGACCGCCCTTATAGAAGTCCTAGGCGGGGAAGAGCCAGCAGCCGGCGTGATGACGTTCACTTCTCGAGTTACGCCTACACGTGATCCGGTTACGGAGGCTCGTGAAGATGCACTTGGCTAAAATAGCGACTCACAAAGCCACTGAGCCACTGGAAGCGTGGGATGAAGCCACGCAGACCTTCCTGCCAGACAGCTTTCTCGGCCGCATAGACCTGACTGACCGGTTCCTGAGCAACTTCAACAAGCCGCTCCGCCGGCGGGCACTGTTCACGGCGTTCGGCACCGAGTTCCCCGCCAGTCGGACAATTCGTCACCCAGGTACCAAGCAAGTCTACCTGCTTGGCCAGACCCGGGCGGACGCACTTGGTGGTAACCCCTACATCGAGATGACTGTCCTTCACTTGGCCACTGATGAACCTGGAGGCAGCTCTGGGCTCGCAACAATCTACCGGAAGGCTCCAATCGGGCCGGAAGAAAGTCCAGGCTGGTTGGTAGAGCAAGAGGTCGCCAAGGCTTACGTGGACCTGGAGTTCCGGACCAGCGCCAATGAGGCTGACACGTTCGAGGTGAAGGTGGAGAACTACTTCGCCTTCCTACCACGCCACATCCAGTGTGAGGAATGGGACTACCTCGAGCTACACGGTAGGCGCCTACGGGTAGTCGACACTTTCCCGGACAGTGGACTAAGTGGGCTGCGCGTGGACGAAGAACCTGACCCCAGGATCGATTTCGTACTCCACGTAGAGGGTAAGGTGTACGACCGGACTACCCATGAGTACGTGGTCGCCGCGGTGCCACACAACGTCACCGGAGTGATGGTGAAGTACCACGACTACGCCAACTGGACTACCGACTCAGCGTCGTACATCGACATCTCTATGGAGGCCGATCACATCGGCTTCCGTCCGGTCGCCGGCATCACGTCTGTAGAGCTCCAAGGGCGGAAGCGAAGGGTAAAGCATGTCAGCTCCCAGCCCGGTGAGCGGCAGTACCGTCTGAGGTGCGAGTGATGGCCGGAGCGAAAAAGTTCGAGGGGCAGGCAAACAGAATCTCGGATTACACGAGCCAGCTGTTCAGCCGGGCCATGCGCGCCGCAATCCTAGAAGGACTAGAGGTAGCGGTGAAGACCACTAAACACGACTCTTCCAACGCTGCAGCACACTGGCTGATTGGCGCTCGCGGCACCAAACCAGGCAATCGCCGGCTGGGCAAGGTGCAGGACATGCGCGGGACGCTAGGCATCCGAGGACCGCGCAGGCCTCCGATTTACCCGGTTGGCTACCAAGGTGACGAGGGTGCAAACGAAGGCAGCACCCTCAAGTTCGTGCGGGATCGGGAGCTGAAAGATGTACTGGACAAGATGATCTCAGGTCGCAGCCCCGAGTTCAGGTTCTACCTCTACAACGCAGTAGGCGGCACGTCGAACTACAACGACAACGCCAATATCCAGGCCGCCGGGGAAGCCGGCGCCGCTGCGATTGTGGCGTCTGCAGAGCGCCGCATCGCCGCTGGCAACAAACGGAAGGCGACCCTCTGATGCTGAACACCCAGACAGAAGCGCTAGGACTGATTCGGGACATCGTCCTGGAGAACATCGGAGATTCAACCAGCTTCGCCTTCAGCTTCTCCGAAGACGAGGACATTAGCCCCCGGGGCGCTGGACCTCTGTTTAAACAAGACGACGATTTTTACCTGTTCGAGTCCGAGCTGGTTGAGACAAGGCGAGTAGGACCCAGTTTCGTGTCACCGACCCGGTGCTGGGGGGAGCTACACATCAGTCTGCACACCAAGAATGGCTCTCGCGAGCTGTTCCATAAGAACCTGTTGGAGACGGTCTCTAACTGGTTCGCTGAAAAGACGGTCCGGGACATCCGGTTTCGTACCTTCATCCCGCTGGGGACAACGAGGGTGATGGGATTCACGACCTACAGCGGCGTGATCAACTTTGATTTTGATATCTCACGAGGGTAAGACCTATGCCAGTCCGCAGCTTTGCTGATACATCCGCCGTCTCTCTGGCATACGCCATTGCCGACGCCACCACACCCGCCGAAGTGACTGCCGCCGCCCCGCAGTTCAGCTACTTGCCGTTCACCACGGAAGGTTTCAACATGGCTAAGGAGGCAAAGGCGTCCACCGCCATTACCAACGATCGCCGCCCCAACAACTCGAAGAACACCAAGGGTAGCGCTTCCGGCGCCACCACCCTGGAGTTCGGCGCCACCCCGTTCATCCAAGACATGCTGGCCCTCGGCTTGATGTCTGAATGGGCACTTGTGGACGAAGTGGACGCTTCAGCCGGCAGCTTCATCACCGACAGCGACCTGAAACGCTTCATGGTTTTCGAGAAGACTACCAAGGGCGGGCCGGAGGCTACTGACAATCTCTACCACGAGCGTTACTACGGCACCATGATCAACGACTTCACCATGGAGTTTGGTGACGGCGAGCTGATTACCCTGGCTCTGAACACCATCTCGACCTTCGCTGACTATGCCAGCGCGGTTGCGGGCGCGAACGGTCTCGGAGGCAGCATCGCCACAACGAAGGCGGTGCCTGCAGACTACGAGGTCGCGGATAGCTCCAACAACCTCAAGAATCTGATCATCAAGGACTCTCAGGGCACACCTCTTGAGATGACGTTCTCGGACGCCTCTTTGCAGGTGCAGAACAACGTCCGCGAACAGCCGGGCCTTGGGCACGAGTTCGCTGCCGGCGTTGGGGTAGGCAAGGTCGGTGTATCCCTGTCAGGGGAGATCTACTACTTCGACCAGACCGTACTCGACGCTCACATGACCAACAAGCGACTGTCGGGCGAGCTGACCCTGGACACGGTAGACGGAACTTACACCGTCTACCTGCCGAACCTGGTCGCCCAGTCGCCCTCCAACAGCGCTGATGGTGAGAACCAGGACTACAAGACGTCGATCACCCTGACCGCTGAGAAAGGCGAAGTGACCATCGGCGCCCTGACCGTAGTATGCGCAATCGCAATTACATACCTGGCCAAGCCGTAAGGCGCAATCCGTAAATACATAAAGCTGTAAATATGGGCGTCATTCCTCTAGGATGACGCCCATATCACTTCAGTCTTCAGAGAACCAGAACATGCTCGACATCGAAAGCCTTGCCGTTGACCCCACCGCCGCAGAAGAGGGTGTGTGGGCAACCTTCATGGGCGCCAAGTTCAAGATCGCCCGGTACAACAGCGACCGGGTGAACTTCCTCCGTTCCAAGCTGACGCTGGATAAGTGGGACGCGCTGACCGCAGGAGACGAGAACTCTGACGCCATCGCCAACGACATTGCTGCTCGGGTTTTGTCCGAGGCCGTGCTTATTGAGTGGGAAGGCGTCAGCAAGGGTGGTGAGCCGCTGCCGTACTCCGCCGAGGTCGGCTACGAGTACCTAATCAACCCGCGCTTCCGCGACCTCAACCAGTTCATCGAAAACTTCTCTATGAACCGGGCGAACTTCCGTGAGCGCGCCGAGGAAGAAGTAGCTGAATCGGTAAAGGATTCTGCCGCTTCCTGATCACGCATGGCGCGAAAGGGCTGAAGGCCATGAAAGACCTCGAGGAAAAATTTGGGCGCAAACACCCAGCCCTCGAGGACTTCAAGGAGCCGCCACCCGCAATGAGGTGGCTCGTGGATTCTTTCTTTCGCCTGCACAGGAGGCGGCAGCACACGGAGAACGGATTCCAGCCCCTGCAGTACCAGGAGATGGCCCACTTCGCTGACCACGTTTTACAAGTGGATCAGGACTTGCGGTCTCTGTACTTCAAGACCATGGAGGAGACCGACAACGGAGTCCTCTTTGACCACTACTCGAAGTCCAGGGAGCGCGCAGAAGCGGCGAATGCCTCACGACCACGTAAAAAGCCCTTACCCCGTAGGTGACAGATGGCCGCTAAGTTTGACGTAGATTTCTCAGAAGCCTTACGGCAGCTGGCTGAGTTCCAAGCCAAAACTAAGGCCCTGGGAACTGCTCTGGACCAGGTCCAGGCATCTTCCAGCAAGCCGGCAGGAGCTGCCGCACAGTTAATGAGGGAGATGCACAAGCACTACTCAGACCTAGAGCGGGCGCTTGAGCGGGTAGGGGTGTCCTCTGAGGTTGCCGGCGAGTCCATGAAACGGTCTCGTCAGGCCGCACAGCAGCTTTTCCAAGGCATAGCCATGGATAACCTCAAGCTGACTACGCAGGCTAGGGCATACAACGGGGAACTGAAGGAATTAGAGAGACTGCTGAAGGACTCATCAGCAAAGTCCAGTTACGTAAAATGGGCAGCCCGGTCGGCGAACCTTAGCGGTGAGATGGCCAACCAGAACCGCTTCTTGGTTCAGTCGATCAAATCCGCCTTCACGGCGGAGGGCCAGTACAATGAGCGGCTAAAGTCCAAGCTGGCTACCAACCGCCGCATCCTGAATCACGACCAGGAGCGCAGACTCAAGACAGTTGAGCTTGAGAACGCGATCCACCACCTCGACACGGCAGAGGGGCGAGCAGCGGCCAGCGCAGAGGTGCGGCTGTCCGCCACCCGACGTGCAGTACAGGAGGACGAGAAGCGCCGCGCCAAGCTGAACGACCTAGAACGCCAGCTGGCCAGCCTACACGGAGGACAGGAGCAGGAGATCACGCTGATCCAGCGCCAGATCGCAGAACGTCGACGGCAGATTCAGTCGGATGAGCGTGCACGCCAGTCTGCACTCCTACTGTCACAAGCAGAAGCTGAGCTCATCGCCAAAGCTAGTCGGCAGGCCTCAGTGTACCGGGCGAAGAACCAAGCTACCCAGGAAGCTGCGAACGCCCTACACAGGATGACGCAGGCGGAGGCCCAAGCAACTGCACGGGCAGAAGCCTCCAGAGAAGCCAACAAGCGGGCCTCCGAGGCGCTACTGGACGAGGCGCGCTCTGCCCATGGCATGAGCAAGGCCCAAAAGGAACTGAGCCAGGCCCGGCAGGTGGAAATCGACAGGCTAGCCCGCCTGAAGGCCCAGAAAGATCTCCTGGCAGGCAGCTATGGCCGTGAAATAGCCCAGACGAAGAAAAGCATTGCAGACCAGGAGCGGTACAACCGCCTACTGGCTCTGAGCACTGCTGAACTGCTAGGCCTCACAAACGCCACCCGCCGGTTCAACGCTTCTCAGGTGGCCGGCTCTCAATCAGCGGCTATGATGCGGGCCGGTCTTGCTGGCCTGCACACCAGCATAGGTATGTACACCAGTGCCACCATTCTCGCTGCGTCGTCCACTTACGCAGTAGCAGCGGCCCTCCGTAGTTCGGTCAAAGTCGGCACAGAGTTCAGCGCAATAATGGCACGGACCGGGGCGATCATGAACTCCTCCAATCCTGCCTGGATGTCTGACACCGGCAGCATGGCAGCAATGGAGATGCAGGTCCGGGCGCTTGGACAGAGCACCGCGTTCACCGCCTCTGAAGTTGCTCAAGGCCTCAATGAGTTGGGTATGGCAGGACTCTCTGCCGGGGACGCTGTACTGGCTCTGCGCCCGTCACTCGATCTGGCCATGATAGGCAACATCGGCATGGGGCAGTCCGCCGATATCGCGACCAACGTGATGATGACGTTCGGCAAGTCGGCGTCTGACCTCACAGAGGTCGTAGACGTGATGGCCACGGCAGTCACGAACTCCAACACCACTATCGAGCAGTTGGCCAACTCGCTGACCTACGCAGGCCCTGCAGCGCAGACAGCTGGCATCTCGATGCGGGATACCGTCGCCGCCATTGAGGCCATGGCCAACTCGGGCATCAAGTCGTCCCGCTCCGGCACGGCACTACGACGCCTGTTCGTCAGCCTACTGAACCCGACCAAGAAGGGCGCAGACATGATGGAGCAGTACGGGATATCCGTACTGGACGCCGAGGGCAAGACCCGCGGACTGGTAGACATTGTCAAACAGCTGAACAAGGCTCTGGCCGGCGTATCCGGCGGAGAGCGCCTAGGAGCCATCCAGGACCTAGTCGGCGTCTACGCCACCTCACCTGTCGCAGCCCTTATCGATCAGTCTGACAACCTAGTCAACCTGAGAAACCAGCTCGACCACGTAGCCGGCGCCGCCGAGCGTATGCGCTCAAAGATCGAAGACACTCTCAGCAAGGACTGGAACCAAGTAGTTTCAGCCTTCCAGGAAGTGCAGATCACTGCCTTCGACGCCTATGAAACCCGGATGCGAGAAGGGTCGATGCGTCTGGCAACCTGGCTCGTTGAACTGACCCAGCCGATTGAAACGCTAGCTGACGGCTCGACCATCTCCCAGCTGGACCTAGTCCTCCAGCGCGCTGAGAATCTGGCACAGGTCATCGGATATGTAGTAGGTGGGTTCGCTGCCCTGAAGGCCGTGGCTGTCGCCGGCAACCTGTTCGGTGCGCTGGCGTCTGACATGACCAGGCTTGGTCAGATATCTGGCGTACTGCGTACTAGAATGGCCGAGACCGTAGTCGGCCTGAAAGGGTACAACTACACCCTTGCTGCCAGCACAGTTGCAGCGAGAGCTAAGAACGCTGCCCTTCACCCGCTGAACACGACACTGGCACTTACTACAGGCTCCGCCATAGGTGCCAGGAACGCCGTCGCGGGACTCTCTGTAGCTATGTCAGCGCTGTCCAAAGCACTTGGGTGGGCGGGGCTGGTATGGGGCATCTACGAGGCAGGTAAGGCCGCGTTCGGCGACGATGCGCGCCAGGACATCATCGATCAAAGAACCGAAACTGATGCACTGAAATCCAGTTACGAGAACCTCAAGGACGCGATGAAGCAGGTCTCGCTGGAGAAGGAGAAGCAAGCCCTCCGCGAGAACGTGAAAGCCGACCAGGCCAGCGTAACAGAACTGCAGGGTATGAATTCACGCATCAGTGGTGCGCTGGCGGATGATGCCTCTGGGTTGGATGAACAAACTCGCAAGTCCCTACAAGTCACCCTTGACTCAAACAACCTGCGCATATCGACTTTCAACTCCCATATCGACGCCACCAACAAGAAGCTGGAGGAAATGGGCGCCACAGCCTATGACTCCGTTAAGGCTATGGAAGACCAGGTTGCAGCGGCTGAGCGAGTGGCTACGACCTACCAGCAATACCTTGAGGCGAAGAGCACCTTTGACGCGAGAATGGCTTCGAGCTCCGTCACCTCTGCAGACTCTGCCAACCTGGAAAAAGCCAAGGAAGAATGGCAGGCCGCGGTCGCCGCATCGGTCTCTGTAACTACCCAGGCTGTCCAAGTGTCCAGAAACCTGGTAGCCCTGGCAGACATTGCGAAGAGGGACGCAGCCGCTCAGGACCAGGAGGCGCTGGCCAAACAACTTGAGAAGTCAGCTAGCGCAACGCAGAAGCTGGCCAGTGCTCGAGGGGAATTGGTTAGGGTGGAGGCCGAGCTCAGAGCCATGGAGACTCTGGACGCCAAAGCTATCGAGTCCGGGAACCTTGAAAACCGCCCAGGCCAGACCGAATACAACCGCCTTAACAGCAAACGAGCTGAGGCGGTGACGCTCATTGCGGAACTCCAGGCGGAAGCTGAGAAAGAGGCCCAGACGCTGGAGGAAGCCCGAAGAGCGTTGGAGGACTTCCACCGCACCGACATCGAGAACCTGGCGGTTCTGAAGGAAGACCTCGCCGACATCATGCTGATGAGGGTGATCAACAACTCTCTGATCGCCGAAGGCGGGTCACTAGGAGCCGAGGCGTCCGTTAAGGAAGCTGACAGGCTGAAGGAAGAGCTGCGCCTTCTTCAAGCCATCCAAGGCATAGAGGAGCGGCTAAATAAACCCAAGAAGAGTAGTTCCACAGAGTCTCAGCTGTCCAAAGACCTGAAAGCTGCTAAGTCAACCTACGACGCCCTGTACAAACAGTTCGACCCGCTTAGCGCCTCGATGGACGACGTCAACGAAAAGACCGGGCAGCTGAACCTGCTGCACAAGCGCGGCAAGATCACCGCAGAGGAGAAGGCTCAGGCGATCTGGCACCTCCGCAAGGCACACTACGAGCTGGCGATCGAACAGAACAAGAACTACCAGTCGCTGGAGAATCTCCGCGATTCGTACCTGGACTCTCCATTCTCTTCCACCCTCGACGACATGGTCGAGCTGAACCGACTGTTGAAAGCGAACAATGTTTCGTTGGCCGAGTACAAGCGGATCAAGGACACGATCAGCGAGCGCGCAGTGAGCGAGGCTACCAGTGGCCTGCCTACTGCGAACCTGCAGATGGGGGATGCGTCCTCGAGCCCATTCAGCGACTGGATGGGTACCGAGATTGAGCGTGCGCAGGGGCTCGGCCAGTTTGGTAAACGCAAGGATGACCTTTTCACCGGGTACGAGAACGACACTGACCGTATTAATCGTGAGTTTGAGGTCAGGCAGGCAGCCTTAGACGCCGAGCTTCTACAACAACAGGAGCACGCAGAACGCCTGAAGGCACTAGAGCAAGAAAAGAACACTGCGCTGCTGGCAGCTCATGATCAGTTCGGCAGGGCCAGCATGAAGCTTGATGCAGACCGGGCCGCCTACAGCGAGCAGATGGGCAAGATGGCAATGATCTCGATGCTTGGGACAGCTGAGAACATCCTCGGTATGTTCGCCAGCGTCGGGGAAGATTCCACCAACGCGCAGAAAGCTGCCTTTGTAGCCCAGAAGGCATTAGCAATTGCGCAGATCCTCATGTACACCCATCTGGCAGCTGCACAGGCTATGGCGATCCCAGGGGACACCACCAAGGTGCTGGGCATGAGCTTGGCTACCTTTATCACCGCACAGGGTTACGCTTCCGCCGCACTGGTTGGCGGGTTGGCTATCGCCGAGATGTCAGGAGCCAAGCCTGGCGGTTCTTCATCCGGCGCCTACGACGACGGCGGCTTCATCCCTTACAACTCCTACGGCATCGTCGGCGAATACGGCCCTGAGATCGTTCATGGTCCGGCCAACGTCACCAGCCGGGAGAAGTCGGCGAAGAAGCTGTCAGGCAGTGCGGAGTACAACATCACCCTGGCCCCTCAAATAACCGTCCAGCAGGGCGAAGGAGGTGAGGGGAATGGTGCCGATGAAGCAAGCAAGGCCCGGGAGCTAGGCAAAACCCTCCAGAACATCGTCGTCGCCACGATGAAAGAACAGACTCGCCCTGGGGGCACTCTTGACACCTGGATCAAATCACAAAGGAGAGCATGATGGAAAAGTTCCCTGACCTAGACACCCCTGACTGGGGTTTCTCCGAGGACGAGCCAGACGTCAGCGTCACAGAGGTCCGGTTCGGGGACGGGTATACCCTTCGTCAGCCGGCAGGAGTAAACCACATCCGCGACAAGTGGAGCTTGTCGTGGTCGTCACTGGATAAGGTGACAGCAGAGTCCACCTACCAATGGCTTCGCGCCAGGAAGTCTCTCAGGGCGTTCCTCTGGACCCATCCTATTAGCGGAGATGTCCACCAGGTCGTCTGCAAGTCAGTAGGTCTGGTCTATAACGACGTCAACGACTATCTACTCAAAGCCTCCTTCGAAAAGGACTTCAACCCGCTTTAACCAGAAACCTGTATTTACATAAATACGGGTTTAGAGTACCTTGACGGCTCAGTAACCTGTCAGCAGTGATGCCATGAGTGACCTAATCGCCTCCGACATTCAGCTTCTCGAACAAGACGCGATCGTAACGCTGTTCGAGCTGGACGCCCAGCGATTTGGTAGTGGGATTCTCCGCTTTTCAAACTCTGTGGTTGATGGGCATGGGCCGATTTTCGGGGGTGTCGAATACACCCCGCTACCCATCAAAGCTGATGGATTCGCCTGGAATAGCTCAGGAACTATTCCCAGGCCCACTCTGACCATGGCGTCCAAGGACTTGGTATTCATCAGTCTAGTGGTCAGCGCTGACGACCTAGTCGGCTGCCCTGTGAAGCGCATCAGGACCTACAGAAAGTACCTCGATGACGGCAGCAGCCCGAACCCGGAGGCGATGTTCCCGCCCGACCATTATGTGGTTGAGAAGAAGACATCTCAGAAGCGCACCCAAATCCAGTTCGAGCTTTCCGCAAAAATGGACCAGCAAGGCCGGATGATTCCAAACCGACAAGTCCTTCGGGACTCCTGCACTCACAGGTTTCGATACTGGGCAAATGGCAGGTGGAATTACGCCGGCGTCACATGCCCCTACAGCGCTGCTCAGATGTTCAAAGCAAACGGGGAGCTCACCAGCAACCCTCTCGAAGCACGCTGTGGTAAGCGTGTTTCAGACTGCAAAAAACACTTCGGTAGTAACGCGGTGCTCCCTTTCTACGGTTACCCAGGCGTGGGGAGGATGTAAGCATGTTCGAGCAATATGAGTCACATATCCGCCAGCAGGCTATTGAAGCGTACCCCTTGGAAGCGGTCTGGCTGATAACTGAGGATGGCTGCAGGCATGTCGAAAACATCCATGAGGACCCGGAGAACTTCTTCTCTATCAGCGAGGCTGACAGCCGGTACGCTATGGCCCGCGGACTACTGGCAGTAGTGCACAGCCACCCCAGCAACATCGCCGCGCCTTCCGCCTCAGACATGCAGTCCCAGATCAACACGGCGGTGCCATGGGGAATTGTCGGCACGGACGGAGTAGATGCCACCAGGATTGCCTGGTGGGGAAATGGCACCCCCAAGCAGCCCCTGGTAGGCCGCCAATTCCGCCACGGCATCTCCGACTGTTACTCGCTGATTCGAGACTACTACGAAGAGGAAAAAGGCGTGGACCTCCTGGAGTTTCCACGCGACTGGGAGTGGTGGAAAGACCAGAACCTGCTGGTAGAGGGATTCCCGTTGGCCGGATTTACTCGGATCGATGCCAGCGAAGCCGAGCCAGGTGACGTGTGGCTCGCACAGATCGCCAGCGACGTCGCCTGTCACTGCGGAATCCTCCTAGAAGATTCTCTGGCCCTACACCAGGTTTGTTCTCGCAACCCAGTCGACGACTCAAGGCTGTCGGTGCGCGAGCCGATCTTCCGCTACCAGCGGTACATCACTCATTGGCTGAGGTACACCGGTTGAAGACTATCCACCTGCATGGGTACCTGGGCGATCGGTTCGGTAAGACCTACACCCTTGACGTCGACACGCCGGCGGAAGCTGTAAAGGCTATAGGCGTCCAGGTGGCTGGGTTCTCAGAGGCCATCAAACAGGGTAACTGGCACGTAGTCAGAGGCCCTCTGGAAGGGCGCGACGAGTCCGACGAGGACGGACTGACTGTGACGCTTGGCAACTACCAAGAGGTTCACATCATCCCGGCAATTGAGGGGGCTAACAACGGCTGGACCAACATAATCGTCGGGATCATTTTGATCGTCGTTGGCTACTTCACGTTCGGCTCCACCTCGACCATGGGCATGGCCATGATCGCAGGCGGGGCAGGCATGGCAGTCGGAGGTATCGTCCAGGTGACGACGAAGATCCCAGGCGTTGACGACTCGACCAAGGGCGGAGCCGATGAGCGAGCCTCTTATCTGTTCAACGGCCCCACCAACCAATCCAAACAAGGCGTGGCGGTCCCCCGCGGCTACGGTAGGGTGCTCGTAGGCAGCATTGTAGTGAGCGGCGGGCTGTTCGCGGAGGAGTACACCGGATGACCACCTCCCCAGTAATCGAAGGTGCCGGTGGCGGCGGCGGGTCAAAGAAGCAGCGTACGCCTGTAGAGTCTCCAAACACACTGCGAAGCGCGGCCAAGGGCAGAATCCTAGACCTCATCGCCCATGGTCCGATCAGTGGTTTGGTAGACGGGATGAAGTCCATCTACCTCGATGACACTCCTCTGCAGAACTCTGATGGCACCTTCAACTTCGAAGGTGTGGTTATTCACACCCGTAACGGCTACCCGGACCAGGACTACATTGAAGGATTTCCCTCCGTCGAGAACACGGTAGAGGTTGGCAGTGCCATCAAGTTCGATGATCCCGTTGTACGCTCGATCACCAACAACGAGGCAGACGCTGCGCTTGTCACGATTCAGGTGCAGGCGCTTAGCAGATCTGACAAGAAGACTGGCGACATCAAACCGCACTCTGTCGGGTTCGCCATTGACGCCAAGTCCGGCACGGGTCAGTGGAGCACCGCGGTAAGCGACACTATTAGCGGAAAGACGATGTCCCCTTACCAGCGGACATACCGAGTAAATCTTTCCGGTGACGGACCCTTTGATCTAAGGGTCCGCAGACTCGGAAAGGAGAGCGAAACCACAGAGGTCTCCGACGCCCTGGTTTGGACGACGACTACTGAGGTCATCGACGCCAAGCTGAGTTATCCGGATAGCGCCCTGGTCGGTATCGAGGTCGACTCTGCTCTGTTCGGCGCCCAGATGCCTTCGCGTTCCTACGACGTGGAGCTCAGCATCATCAGTGTGCCGAGCAACTACAACCCCCGAACCCGCGAATACACCGGGCTGTGGGACGGCACATTCAAGCAGTCGTGGACGGACAACCCTGCCTGGGCTTTTTACGACCTGGCCACGCACCCTACAATCGGCGCCGACGTAGAGAACGTAGATAAGTGGGCGCTGTACCAGATATCCCAATATTGCGACGAGCTCGTACCAGATGGCTACGGAGGCATGGAGCCTCGCTTCACCATCAACACCTTGTTTGGCGAGCGTGAGGAGGCAATCACGGTGCTGGCCAACCTGGCCTCCGTGTTCCGTGGTATGTGTTACTGGGGGTCAGACACCCTCATGCCTGTAGCCGACATGCCCGCCGACCCAGTGAAGCTCGTCACTCCAGCTAACGTGATCGGCGGTGAGTTTGAATACAGTGGAACCTCCCTGCGCGAGCGGCACTCTGTCGCCATCGTCATGTGGAATGACCCAGAGGACAACTACAAGGCCAAGCCTGAATTTGTAGAAGACGCAGAAAGTATTGACCTTTTCGGATGGCGGGAGACCCAGGTTACTGCGCTCGGCAGCGCTTCTCGGGGGCAAGCCCGTCGCCTCGGCAAGTGGATACTGTACTCCGAGCGCAAGGAGACACAGACCCTCACCTACAAGGCATCGGTAGACCACGCCGATCTGAGACCCGGTGATCACATCACAGTCTCAGATCCGGACGCTGCCGGCGCCCGTATGGGCGGACGAGTCATTGAAGCGGACCTGAACAGGGTTACTCTAGACGACGTACCTGAGCAGACGTCCACTGACACTTGGTTCCTCAGTGTGACCATGCCCACAGGGGCCATTGCCAGGCGGCAAGTGCTGTCCTTCGATGGCAACTCAGTAAACCTTCTGACTCCATTCAGCACCTTGCCTCTGAGGGGTGCCGTATGGGTTCTATCTAGTCTTTCGGTCAACCTGCCAATCTACCGCGTAGTGTCGAATGACGAGGACCCGGAACGCCTCGAATACACTATCACCGCCACCGAGCATGACCCAACCAAGTACGACAGGGTTGAGCTCGATCTGCTACTTCCTGAGACTCCTACCAGTTTCCTGCCTACCGGGCCGATCTCTCCACCTAGTGATCTCAACGCGGTGGTCTACAAATACCTGGCTGGCGGCACAGAGCACCAGGGGCTCACAGTCAGCTGGAAAGCGTCCCCAGACGTCCGGGTGAGTCAGTATGTTTTGGAGGTACGAGGGCCTAATGACGTCGCCTTCCGCACAGCTTACTCTGGCTCCGCCACGTCACACGATGAGTTGGACGTAGACGGCGGGCAGTGGATGTTCCGGCTGCGCGCTGTGTCAACCATGGGAGGAGCATCTCTGTGGGTGGCAAGGACGATAAACCTGGCCACGCTACTACTGCCGGTTATGCCGGACCGCGTAGACGTATCAGTTGCTACGTTCAGCGTATCGCTGATACCTAGAGGTGCTTACCCAGGCGCGGTATACGAGTTCTGGAGGAGTGAAGCACCACTTGACGACGTCCACATTGAGGCAAATGCGTTACTCCTCAGCGTATCTACTGACCTTGTAGACGTAGGCCTGAAGCCTGACACGCAGTATTACTACTACGTACGGGGCTCGAATGTTTACGGTGTGTCAGCGTGGTTCCCTGTACAGGCCACCACACTGAACAATTTCGATGATATCTTCACCGCACTTGACGAGGACATCCGCAGGCCTGGCGGGCTGTTCGACGAGATGGTCAATTCGGTCACCCCCGGTATCGAGGAGGCTAAGACCAAGGCTGACGAGGCGGTAGCCGAGGCAGTGGCAGCGCGAGATGCAGTAGGGGGAATGATTCCACGCATTGTCTTGGTCGAGGATGGCATTACTGATCTACAGTACGCAGACGACCTGCTGGCGATAAAACACTCAGCCGTCCAGGCGTCCTCGGAGCTGGCAACTGCACGAGTGTCAGGAGAGGAGCTGGCAAGGGTAACCTCGGACCAAGCGATATCCGGACGCATTGACACCATTAAGGCCGACTACGACGCCAACAAGGCCGCCATAACCGCTGACCTTGTCGCTCTCTCTAGCGCAGATCAGGCATTGGCCTCGAGGCTGACCACGATCGAATCTGAGGTTCAGGGCGAGACGGGGTCCGTGAACGCCAGGATCACGGCTGAAGAGACGGCGAGGGCAACAGCTGATGAGGCTCTGGCCTCTACGGTCACGGGCCTCGAAGCCTCCATGAATGGGCAGTTCGCCAGCGTAAGTCAAACCTACTCGACGCAAGCATACGCGGACGGAGCAGTTGCCCGCGCCGTCACTACCGCGACGGTGAACGGGAAGAAAGCTGTGTTCGGCATTTCTGTCGACAACGAAGTTGCCGAGATCGGGGCGATAGCTGACAGATTTTACGTCTACAACCCGGTCGGCGGCACGTACACGCTGGCGTTCGCGGTAGTAAATGGGCAGACCGTCATACGGGACGCTTTGATCCGTGAGGCGTCAATCACGATGGCAAAGATCAGCGGAGCCCTGCAGTCGGACAACTATGTGATGGGGCAGACCGGCTGGGCTCTTACCAAGTCAGGACAGTTCGAGATGAATGGATCTGCCCCCGGGCAGGGTAGGTTGGTTCAGACCAACACAGCTATCAGCGTGTATGACGCCAATAACGTCCTGCGCGTACAACTAGGGAAGCTGAGTGCGATATGACAGAGGGAATATTGGTTAACAACGGGGAGGGCGATCGCTGGCTGGACCCCGACTCTTTCACGGTGAAGATGATCGGGGCCGCAGTGGTATACGGTGACTACATGGCCACCGGCAGTGTCCACACCATCAACATGCCGGAGGCAACGTCGGCAATGTTCGCGGTTGTCGTCCCGCTGTCAGAATACCCTGTGGCCATGGATCAAGCCAGTTGGGGGGCATGGCCCGCGCAAGGTGGTAACCCTGACATCTACCCATGTGTTCCGTACGCCACCGTTCATGACGGATACGTGGCTATCCGCGGTACCTCCTACAACTTAGGCAAGCTGGACATCGCGGTTTATGTCCTCAGCTACCTGTAAGAGGGCAGAACACTCATGTATGGATTTTCGGCGCTTGGAACTGATAATCGTCTGATTATTAACGGCTCTTCCCCTATCCTGACGCAAATGTACCGCGGAAAGTTGACGGTAAACACGTTACCCAGGAACCCCAGCGGGACTCTTATGGGCAGGGGATACGGCTACTGTGAGGTTACCTACCCGTACCCGGTTGAAACTCGCGAGCCTCCGCTTGTTTTCGGGATACCCACACCACGTTGCGCGAACAAGGGCATTGGCGTGTTCACTCACCGTGGCAGGCCGGGAGGTTGGATAGGATTCTGCGTGATGATTACCGGGGCGCTGTTCGCCAACAACTACAGTGCAATGCAGATGGGGTTCGACAGCGGGTGGGAGTACAGCGTCTGCGGATTTGGCCTGGCAGGAGATGCAGGATACGCCGAATACGGAATGAGGCTGTTCGGCCCTACCGGCAAGGTCATCTATGACAGCGCGTGGCCTGTGGTGCAGTTCCGAGGTCTCCTACAAACCTGGACGCTCAGCGATTTCACTCGTGGGTATGCGATGGGCCACTACTGGGGCTATCGTGACGTTTCTGGTGACGAAGATCAGGTGCTGGCGAAAGGGTACCACGCATGGGGGGTCACGGACGGGACCCAGGGAATTCTCATCGCCTCTATCGGCCGTATCGGAACCAGCCTTGATGTCGGCAACTACGACAAAAAAGTTGCTGCAGCCGTTACCGTCGGATTCCCCGACGCCAGCCGTACCAACCTGTGGTCTGTTGCCTTCTTCGGACTGGCTCAGCATCCCGCCGGCGATGTTAGCGACCTCAATCGATGGCGGATGCTCATCGCAGACTTTTCTCAAACAAAGGGGGCAGCATGACCGCTGAGAGCTACGGCAATTTCGAGGCTGCTGCGAACCAGCTCATTGCAGAGGTGGAGGCGCTGATCCTTAAAGTGTCAGCACTCAACGCAGTTGGAGAAACCTATTCTGTTGCGGGCGCGGTGGAAGATGCTCGCCAGTACGCCGCGCAGGCGCAGGCGGCCTTGGATGCCATCCTGCTGCATGATTCCACCGCGGCTTCTGATGCGGCAGCAGCGTCGAACAGCGCGACGATGACGGCTGCAGACCTGGCGGCAGTTCAGACAGCGGCCTCGCAGGTGTCCGCTGCGTTGGCCTCTGTGCTGGCAGCAGCCGAGCAATCTGCAGCTGACCGGCAGGCAGCGCAAACTGCGGCCACGGGGGCTGCTGCCAGCGCGTCTGCGGCAGCAGCCGATAGGGCCGAAGTCACAAATCTAGCCGGAGACGTTGGATTCTCTGTAGCCCAGGCGAACCAGATCCTGCTTGACGTAGCAACGGCGAAACAGGGCGTGGACGCCGCGGCGGCTGAAGTGTTGGCAGCTCGTGGAGATATGACCGAGGCCAAAACAAACTCCGCGCTGGCCGTTCAGAAAATTAACGCGTTCGAGGCTGAGTTCTCTGCAGCAAGATCCAAGCTGATCAGAACCATCTCAACATCTGCGCCGTCCGGCATCCCGCGGGAAGGTGAGGAGTGGATCATTGTCTAAGAACAACATCTTCTACGAGCACGACGGCTGGTGGATCAAGGCCAGGGATATGTACGCCGAGCACGGCGGAGTGTGGAAGCGCGCACACGCGAAGCTGGTGGGATATGAAGGCCGCTGGACGGAGGTGTTCGACAACGAGACGTCAGACTCTGCGTCGACTGCCGTGCTCAGCGAGCTTTCATACCGAGGCGGAACTCCGTGGCAGGGGGAGCTGATCCTTACCGGAGAGAACCTTGGGCAGGTTGCGAAGCCAATCCCATCGAACTACTACTTCTACCCGATGGTCCGCGGATTCGTGGAGAACATCGAGAACGGAGCCAGCCTCAAGCCAATGCCTGCAGACGCTGCGCCGGTGGCAGGTTCTTACGCCGGCGGCAATGCAATACGATTCGATCCAGCGCTTCGGCAGTATGTGCGCGTGCCGACAGACGCAGAGGGTGGCATCGACCTGCGCGGAATGCTAGGCCTGTCGACTGGCGCAGCCATGTGGCTTTTCGGGCTCCAGTTCTGCCCGATGTCACTGCCCCCAGCAGGGCAAAAGCAAACACTGTTCTATGGAGCAGCTTACGATCGCTACGTGTCACTTCATGTTGAGTCGAACGGCGATCTGGTGTTCACCTGGAAGGGGGCCAGTGTAAAGCGGCTCGTGCTACCTGGCCAAGTCAAGGTCGGGCAGTGGTCGGGGTGCTGGGTACGCCATTACCCGGGCCCGCCTTACACACTGACTATGAAGGCGGATGATGGGGCGACTATTTCAACTGCAAGCGGAGTTCCGTACTTCACCCCGAATGTACCTGAAGCCGCATCCGCCCTTTACCTGGCAAGAGGGGTATCAAGCTACTCCTACACCACGGATCCTCAATTCTTCAAGCCGGAGAATGTCCGGACTGGCATGACTATCGTCGGCCCGGAAGAGCTGTATCACAATACTGCCAACTACTACACCGCGCTAGGCAGCGAGGTTATGGAACCAGGGACTGGTCTCTACTACATCGAGGTGGCCAACCGTAACTCCTACGACGTGCAGATCGGGGTAGCTGACACTGACGTACCCCTTACAGAGCCACTAGGGGTTATTGGGTGGGCGTGCAACACCATTAACGGCCGAATGTTTAACCATCAGACGGGTGGCGGGACCGCTTGGAAGACTGCCATCCCAGACAACTCGATCATCGGACTGCTCTACGATAGCGACAACGGGCAGATTGAACTCTTCGTCAATGGGGTGTCCCGCGGCCGGCCGTTCGCGGTAGGCACTATACAGGTCCCAGTTACGTTCGGGATCTCGGGCCGCGCAAACGCCACATTGGGCAAACCGTTTAGCGTCAAAGTATCCGTCAGTCGTACGACCTGGGTGTACCAGAACCCGGACGCTGCTGAAGTTCCTCGTTCACTTCTGCCAACTGAAGATGGCTACGACTACTTCAATGGCTTTGTGCGCAGTTTCTTCATCAGGGGGTACGACTTCTACCGGTCGGATGTCCAGGACTCTCTTATCGACCCTAATTTCGAGGTGTCGCTGCTCTGGAAGAATTTATCAACCGGAGTTGAGACGAAGGTCAACTACTGCATCCTCAAATCAACTGATACGCAGATCACGCAAACAGTACCAAACCTGCCACCCGGGGAGTATGACGTATACCTTCGTCGCTCCGGGAAAGACACCGCGAAGAAACGATTCACGATCTCGCCGTTTGAGTGGACAACAGAGCCGCTGGCCATTGATTTCGCCACGACACCTAAAGAGGAAATTCGGCGCAAGTTAATTCGCGCCCACAAGCAGTGGGGCGGAAAAAACGGAGGGGTAATCCATGAAAACATCATCCACGACCAGGAGGCGGGCCTACTCCGAATCAGGGCGTGCGGAGATCTGTACACAGGTCCGCTGCGCGGAGTAGACCGCGTTGGCAAGCGAACCACAATGGCAACGCGAATTGGTGGGTGTTTCGCTACTCATCATTACTACGGACCTGGCAGTTACCGCGTAGTTGCGAAGCTCCCTATTCACGACGGAGTGGTCACTGCGTTCTGGACGTTTCACTACGAAGAAGGGTACCCAGGTCACCCCGTCTACAACGAGCACATTGCAGAAGGAATCCGGCGCGGGGGTAATCTGGAGGACGGTTATTACACCGTCCGCAACCATGAAATAGACATCGAGATCCCGACAGCGTTGAAGGGAGCACCAGACATGGAGGTGGTCAGCTACCGTAACGGCCGATTCAACACTTGGTTCGGAGAGAACCGGAATTGGGATGTCAGTGAAAATGATCCGTCCTACTGGACCGAGTACACGGACGACTTTATAGACCACGGTGTGCAGACCAATGACGGACAGTTTCATGAGTTCCGATTTGACTGGCACTTGGGGGACAACCCGCGTGTGGAGTTCTATATCGACGGACACCTGAAACACATCGTTTCAACGACCATTCCAGACATTCCAGGCAGGTTCTGGGTCGGTCTGTGGTTCCCGTCCGCCACTAACAACCACTGGGCAGGAAAGTCGGCGAACTTCACAGAAGAGTGGATGGATGTGAAAAGTGTGACCATCACCCCCTTTCCGGACGAGAACAGCTGGGCGCGAAAAATTGGGGAATCGTACCCATTGGACGTCTACCGGGATTTTTACGACTAGCGGTCCTGTAAATATGGTTCGCCTGTAAATATGGGTTGCTGTATTATTGCTATACCCCTGACCGGCCATTTCTTATGACGTTCGACTGGAAATCCTACTTAATCCCAGCAGCTACCGTGCTTTTGGTGTGGTACCTGCTGACGGAGCTGGGGACTCTGCGAGAAGAGATAGGGACAGCTAATGGCAAGATCCAGCAACTGGAGGAGTCAGCCAAGGCTATGAGGGACGCGGTGGGTCGGCAGAACGCCGCCGTCGCGGGCCTCGCTGCTGCTGCGGTTGCAGAAGAAGTTGCAGCCGGTGCTCGCGCCGAAAATATCCATGCTGCCCTTCCTTCACTAATCAAGCAGGACAGAGCAGCCGGTACCGCCCCAAGGGAGATGAACCAGTGGCTAGAGTCGCTGTTTTCCTTGCCTTAGTCGTTACGGGATGTTCCTCCACTAAGTACGTCGACCGCCCCTTCGAAGTAAGTGTGCCAGTACCTATTCAGCGGCAGGCGCCGCAGTGGCTATCCAATAGGTACACGCCAGAATACCTACCAGTTTTTATAGCCCCGTCAGATCCATCCGCACACGCTGCTCTTGCTGAGCGTGACCTTAACTACCTCAAGGCGCTCCTGCGTACGCTCAAGACCAGGGATGAAGCCTGGCGCGCGTGGGCCGCCCCTCAAGGGACTCCTTCTGATGTTCAACCTCAGTCGGCGAAGTGAAGATCGTCTGGCAGGTCTTCACCCTGACCTTCAACGAGTCGTTCGCCTTGCCATTCGTAAAACGTCCGTGGACTTCAGTGTTCTCGAAGGGTTGCGATCTGCTACCAGGCAGAAGCAGTTGGTTGCATCAGGAGCCTCAAAGACCTTGGACGGCAGACATATCACCGGCCACGCAGTCGACCTGGGGGCTTGGGTGGACGGTAAGACATCGTGGGAGTGGGAGCACTACTACAGCATCGCCGAAGCTGTGAGCGGCGCAGCGTCGGAGTTGGGCGTCCCGATAGTATGGGGGGGTGTGTGGGACAAGAGGCTGAACACCTTATCCGACACTAAACAAGCTGTAGCCGACTACGTCAAGTCACGCCGGGCAATAGGGCGTAGCGCCTTCATAGACGGTCCACACTTCGAGCTTGACCGAAAGGAGTACCCGGCATGAACGCTGAAAGCGCAACAGACCTCCTCGTCGCCGCCGTACCATTCCTCCTCTACACAGCCCTACTGGCTAAGCTGTTCTTCGCATGGCGTAAGGTCTATGGGATGGAGGACAGAGTCAAGGAGGCGCGACTGGCAGCCATCCTGCTGCTGATTACGGTATGCACCCTCACCTTTATGGCAGCCAACCTCTACGTGCTGCAGGTATACGGAAAGACCCTTATGTCAATGAGGGTTTTCCAGATGTTTGTTCTCAGCAATTGCGCAGCTTACTGGCTGGTTCTTGACCTGATTACGAAAGACGCCTGCCAGACTGAGCAGTAAGGAACCACTCTTGAAGATTCCTCCTGAGTGGTTCGAGAAGGCCCAGACCTACCTCTATTTCGGCACGCTCGGCTCTTTCGCGGCGCTTGTCGGCTACCTCTGGCAGATCGCACGTAACGACGGGCAGCCGCTGTCGTCGCTGGTCCTGGCGTGCACAGTCATCGTTGGGTTTTACCTGGGTATGTTGTTCGGGGGGATTGTCTCGCCAGAATGGGCGAATAGAGACGCGGTAGTCCTGCTGATAGGTGCCACCGGTTTGAAGGGGTTCGAGATGGTGATCTCCGTTGCGAAGAACACCATCCCGGCGTTGTTGCGGGCTAATCAGAAGCCTGACGATTAAGGAAAGGTCCAGGGATGTCGGCCGAGAATCTTTGATCCGTCACCCAGCTCGTATTCCATGCTGCGGTCACGCTGCTCGATGAATCCGGTGCGTTCCGCACGCAGTAGCTTGCCGTCGACCTCTATCACGATCGGGCACGCCACAGGCGGCAAATGATCAGCCGGGTTCAAGTGTACCGCTTGGCATTGGCAGCTCACTTTCCAGTGCTCCCGAATCCGCCTTCTCCTCGTTCCGTCTCCTTCAGCTCACCCACTTCCACAAACGAGAACCGCTTCACCGGTACCAGCATCGCCTGCGCAACACGGTCACCGGCAGTGACCGTGAACGAGAAATCCGAATCGTTGGCCAGCTTGACCATTACTTCGCCGGTGTAGTCGGAGTCGATCACGCCCGTACAGTTGGCCAGGCGAATGGCGTTTTTAAAGCCATGACCGCTGCGAGAGTAGACCAGCATCGCCCACCCTTCCGGGATGTCGAAGGATAGTCCTGTCCGGATGAGGACGCTTCCGCCTGAGTAAGCAACCCCACTCTGAATGGCATACAAGTCAAAGCAGGCTGCGCCACCCGTGCCGTATGTTGGTAGTTGGGCGCGCTCATCAAGGCGCTTCACTTTTAGGTTCGTACCCATGTTCACTGCCTGGTTCATATCCACTGCCTGGTTCATGTTCAAACTCCTACTTGAATGATGTTCGCGGCCAGGTTCTGATCCTGCTCGCGGTGGGTGATTAGCAACAGTTGGCGAGCGGCACTGGTGAGGGACGCTGCTAGGCCGCTGGCGTTCTTCTCGCTCATGGACTCGGTAGGCTCATCGAATATCAGCAGGCTGTCAGATCCGTAGAGCGCCCGTGCCAGGCCGATGCGAACGGCAGATCCGATGAATGCCTTCTGGGCGCCGGACGCCGAAGCTACCGGCGCGACCACGCCGTCTTCTTCGAAGCCGAACTCGCCGTCGTTGGTGATGCGGGTAATCGTGCCGCGGGTGGCCACCTGCACCTGGCGGGACGCTGCAGCTAACACGGTGTCCCACACGTCACGCAGATAGGATTGACGCTTCTCAGCGAGGAAGCGGGCCAGCCGGCTGGCCTTGTCTGCCTTCATGGCGTGCTCACGCGCCTTGTCGGAATTCCCTGCCAGCAGCTTTCGGAGGTCACCTGCGCGGGCGAACTCTTTCTCAGCTGTTTTGAGCCGCTGCCCAGCCAGCTCCAAAGCGTACTCAGCGGACCTCTTACCTTCCTTCCACGCCTGTTCGGCTGCGACGTAGGCGGTTTCAGCCTCGACAGCCAGGGCGATGTCCTCGTCTGACGGTACGGTAACCGTCAGGGCCATCCGCAGCTTGCCTACGGTGATGTCTGCAGCCCCTTCCTCGGTTTCGGCCTTGGCCAGTCGACGAAGAGCCGAGGCGTGACGCTCGTTGGTTTGCTCAGCGGATTCAATCTTCGCCTTCAGTCCGGCAATCTCGCCCTGCAGCTGCTCGATCACACCCTGCAACGAGACGAGCTCGCCGCGAAGGTCATTCAGGACTGAGGAATCAACCAGTTTGGTGGCCCACTTCTCGACCTCAACCTGCTTGGTCTCACGTTGGTCGATCCGCTTGCGCAACGCGGCGAGGGTCTTCGCACCTTCTTGCTCACCAGCGGTGTCGAGTGAAAGGGCAACGCCGAGGTCGCTGATTTCCTTCTCGAGCATCGCGATCTCTTCGGCCAGCGCGTCCGGATCGTGCTCTGCCAATGCCGTGCCGCAAGTTGGACAGGTGGCATCCTTCTCCAGCTTTCGCAGCGAGGCCAGCTTGGACTTGGTCACGGCGATCAGTTCGCGGTGACGCGCCGCTTCGCCGGCGTAGTGTGCTAGGGTTTTCTCGTGCTGCTCCAGTAGCCCCAAGGTTACCGGCTCGATGGCGTTCCGCGCTGTCAGCGCCTGTTCGTGCTCAGCCTCCGCCCGAACACCTGCAGCCAACTCTTCCTGCACATCAGCCAGTCGGGCACGCTTCTGGCGAAGAACCAAGCCCTTCTCGGTGACCTCGACCTGTATCCCGTCAACCTCAACAGGTTCCTCACACTCAGCCAGCGCCTGCTTGGCAATGGCAAGGGCTTCGCGCTTGTGGCTGAGAGCCTGCTCAGCTTCCCGTAGCGCGCTTTCAGCCCTCTGAGCGTCTCGTTGGACCGCCCGAAGCGTTTCGCTGCTCACAGGGGGCTTCTGGGCGGTCAGGGCAGGGTAGTTGTCCAAGACAAGCCTGGCGGCTTCGTACGACTCAGCCGCTCCGTCACGCTCCTCCTGTGAAGTAAGAAATTGCTGCACAGCTTCTACCATATCCTCATCGCTGACCGCCTTAGCATCTGCAGCAGCCTTCTCAGAGAGGGCCAGCGACTGTGCACGGCTCTTCACTTCGTCGATCAGACTGATGCCGGCGAACTCCTCGACCTTGTTGTTCAGCGCCGTGGCGCCGAAGGTCAGCACGCCGGAAGTCTCGCCCTGCTTGCTCTGGACGAACAGGTTGAAGTCCTTGGCGTTGAGGCCCAGCAGCTCCTCGATGTAGGCAGTGACTGGGGTGTTGCCGTTGGCGACGAGCTCACCAACCGGAAGCTCATCGCTGTAGCGCAACAGCTTGGCAGTGGTCTTGCTGCGAGTTAGGACGTAGTAGTGATCAGTCGAGGTCTGAAAAGTCAGCTCCAGCCCGAAAGTCGTCTGCCCCCACGTCGGAATGTTCTCTTTCTTGCCCGGCACAACGGTAACGCCGAACAGTGCTGCTTCGATTGCCTGCAGCAGTGTGGACTTGCCTTGGGCGTTCTCGCCGACGATGACGTTCAGGCCGTCTTCGAAGTTGGCGGTGAAGTCGCTGAGCTTTTTGAAGTTTTTGCATGTGAGGCGTATGAGTTTCATCGTGTGGTTTCCTTTATGGCGCGCCATATCGATAGCTGGAGGCGCAGCTTTTTATGGCAAAGGCGGGGGACGTGGTCGGACTCTGTCCTGATCAACTCACTGAGTAGGCCGACTCTGCGGGATTTGAAGATCGGTCTCATGGCTGGCCTCCGTCCGCGTCGTAGATAAAAGAGGGGCGGCGGAACTCAATGACCTCGCCGTTCACCTCCTTCCAGTCCTTGGCTGAGCCGACATGGCAATTGTCGGTCCGGACGGCATAATGGATCTGGCAGCCGGCAATCAGCAGGTCACCTACCTGCACGTACCAGTTGGCGGAGCGGGCGTTGGTCCGGATGCCCAATGTCTTCTCGTCAGTGTGAATGCCGTGCACGGTGCCGTAGGCTGACCGGTACTGCTTGCCGTCGGGGGCGAAGAAGAAGGCATCGGTGGTGACGAGGACCTTGGTACCAAGCTGGAATTGTGGGTGGGTCATGCTGCCTCCACCGCGTAGACCGTCACGCCTTCCGCATGGTTGGCCCGGCAGATTTTCTTCAGCATCTCGATGTCACTGCAGTCGGCGATGACGATGGTGGTAAACCCATCGGCAACCAACTGCCTCAATTTCCTTTCTACAACCAGTGTGGTGTACCCCAAGATAGATACCGCCTGGGACCCTTTGTCTTCCGCATTCCGCAGGATCTCTTGCAACTTGGTGGTCTTACCGGGGCCTGCTGCACCGCGGATGATTTCGAGCTTCATACGGAGACTTCCTTCGCCAATTCGTTGTATATATCCAGCAAGTCACTACCTTCCAGGTCCGCCGCAATCCGCTGCCGGATGTCGACCAAGGCAGGGCGATCGGCGTCGTCCTCAAGGGCCAGCTTGCCCACGTCCACGCTGTTACGGACGGCCAGGGCATCGGGAGCCGCTGCCCACACTTTCTGGATGAAGTCAGCGACGTCGACCGCAGCATCGGCTTCGGCCTTGCCGATGACGTCAATGAATTGAACGCCTTCGAGATCGGGCAGCGCGGCGCCGTACCGCACCTCAGCGAACCGATACTGGCGAGACCAAATCAGTTCTTCTCTCAGCTCGATGCTGTCGTCGGTAATGTCCATGTGGTAGACGATTTTGTCACTGATATCGCTATAGGAAGTGGGGTGCGTGTTGCCCAGGATCACGACACGGCCGTCGAGGTGTTTCGATGGCTTGTGCTCGTGCCCAAGGAAGATGTAGTCGAACGCCACCAGCAGCTGCTCAGCCACCGCCGGCGAAAGGTTGAGCGTGTCATCTTCCTTGGCGAACGGCTGGTCGTAGTTGCAGTGGAGCATCAGCACACTGGCCTTACCTGCCCGCTCCTTGGCGGCATGCGCTGCCGCATCGAGCATCGCCTGCTCGAAGAGTTGCTGGCTGGCGTGGTGGGGCACGAAGTACAGTGGGCCGTGAGCATCGAAGTAGGGGGCGTGAAGGTTGGGAGACGAAATGATCGAGCAGCCCATCTCCTTGATCGCGTCCAGAGAAGTGACCGTGTCGGCGCGGTTCGAGCAGTCGTGGTTCCCTGCCAGTGTCCACCGGCAACGACTGGCGACGTTGAAGCCCTGAACAATGATGTCTTCAGGGTTGGATGAGCGGTCGAACAAATCACCCAGGCATACGGGGTTTGTTGCGTTGGTGACGATGCTCATAGCCTGTTCATACAACGCTGCCGTCAGCTTCTTGGACGATTCTCGGGTGGTGTGGGCTGCCCGGCGGGTGCCGAGGTGTGGATCTGTGAATAAGGTTGTCAGCATTTCGAAGCTCCCTCGGATGTTTTGAGTGCTTACGCCAGTTGTCCTCAGCCCACAGAGGCTGAAGATTGCACAGGGCGTTTATGAGGTAGGGCCGTGTCTCGCCCTTCGATAAGAAGTGCGAAACAGGGATCTTGTGATCGATGTGCCACTTGCCGTAGTTGTCCCACGACATGCCGGGTAGGAACTGGGCCTGTAGCCGCTGAATGAGCTTGTCTCGGCAGTAGCCGAGTAACTCAGAGGTTCTGCCCGACTTGGCTACTTTCGTTGGGTTGAGTACCCGGCTAAGCATGCCTCTCATGGCAGCCGATAGTCTGATCTCAGGCCTTGCCCGGTACCTGGCCTTAAACCTTTCGTTGATCTGATCTTTGTGCCTTTTCGCGTACTGACGCATCTGGAGGAGGATTTGGTCTTTTTGGGACTCATACCTAGCCTTAGCTTTCGCCCGCCTTTTCTCTCTATTTGCGAGGTAGGACGCGCGTTGAAGCGCAGAAACTCTTTCCGAGTTTTCCGTTGCCCACATCTTTTTGTATGCGGTCTTCCTCTCCTTACTAGCTTTCGCTTTAGCTTGCTTGGCTAGGAGGAGCTGCTCGACCTCTGCTGGAGACAGAAGGGCCTCTTTCTTTTTTCGCTCTCTGTAATCCCGTTCATAGGCGGAATGGCAGGGCTTACACCACGAAGCGAGGCCGTCCGACATCCTCACCGACTTACTGAAGCTGCCGAAGGGCTTAGTGGTCTTGCACTTGGTGCATACCTTCTCGCTCACAGCAAAACCCCTGTGATCAGCAGCGACAGGACCACTCCCGCTGCCGAAGCAGCGAGGAGGGCGATTGCGAATTGACGGGCGAGGTGACGGTTCACACGTCCTCCCTCCAACGAAGCGCTACAGGCAGCAGAATTCCACCGTCCTTGCTTAGGCCGAAGTGCTGCACTGTGAGCTGACGCCCGATGTGGGTGTGTTTCATCTCCCATTGGGCGTGTTTCTGCTGCATGGAGCCCTGGGCGGTCGCGGTGAAGGTCTTGGTCTTCTCGGTCAGTCCGTGTGGATTGCGGCAGACCCATATCGGCACCTCATACGAACCATTAGGCGTGCCGCGCTCGACACCGATTACCTCGAATTCCTCATCGGTAAAATCCTTGAGTTTGAGCAGGCTGCTGGATCGCTTGTCGGTCTCGTAGGGGGCCATACCGTGGCGGAGGATGGAGCCTTCGAAGCCATGCTCTAGCCAGTAGGAGTGCAGGTCGTTCAGAGCGCTGCGGTCAGCGACTTTAAGTGAGGTCACCGGAACGATAGGTGAATAAGGCTCAACGCTGGACAGCAGGTCATCCAACTCTGCCTTACGCTCACTGTAAGGTGCCTGGCGAATGATGTCGTAGACGTGGTACTGGAGTTGCAGTGACTCTTCGCGGGGCTTCCCCACCAGGCTGCCGATGTCCTGCAGCAGCATCCCGTGGACGTACAGCTCACCGTCCAACCCCTTGTCCAGCAGTCCGTAATCTCCGAGGAAATCCCGGATGTGTGGCAGGAGGATTTCCTTGCCGTTTCTGCTGTAAAGAATGCCGTTTGCTAGGCAGCGGTGGCCGTCCAGCTTGGGTTGTGCCCATGCGTTGTCCCAGTCGATCGATTCCGGTTTCACCTTGTCGATCGGGTGGGCCAGCATCGGCTTTTCCAGTCCCAGGGCGTTGGTTGCCGGCGCGCTCGCTTCCTCGAGTGTGCGGACGTAGCCCTTGTCGAGTTGCTTGTTGACCCGGCTGTCCAGTTCGAGAATGGCCTGCTGAGCAGGGGTGGTCTGGTTGGCGCGGCCGATGTTCTTACTCTTGACCTCGATCTCCTTAGTGACGACTGCTCCGCCGACGACCTTGGTGTGGCTGATCACGAGGTGAGCGGGCGACCCTTGGAGGTACTCTTCTTCCACCACTGCCTGAATTTTCCAATCCCCGATCTTTCCGCCGTGGTTTTTGAACAAAGTGATTTCCTTCAGAACCTTCATGCTTCTTCTCTTCGTGTTAATGGGTTAACAACTTGCTGTATTTACAGCAATAAGGGTCTACGCACAAGAAAAGCGGCGGATAGTTTCAGCGGCCTGCGGCAGGTCGAAGTAGCCGATAAGCGCTGCTCTCATCGCATCCTGGTTTAACTTGTGTGCGTAACCCACTGATTTGAAACGGGCCAATATGAAAATTGGGTCGATCCTCGCCTCCTGTACAACTGCGGCGCCATCCCACACCTGCACCTCGCCGTTTTCCACGTCGTAGAACAGGACCAGGTAGGGAAGCTGGAGCATCTCTCGGTAGAAGCTGATGGCTCCACGCTGCGCCGGCTGCATTGCGGCCTTGCTCAACAGTCTGTTCTTCTCGCTGGCTTTCACCTCCACGAAGAACAGGCGCTGATTATCACGGGGTGACACTGACCCAGGAGGTAGGGCCAGCAGGTAGTCACTCGGCTGGGCACTGATGATGGCTCCACCGGCTGATCCGGTGTCTGCCAACCGGTGCCAGCCTAGGAGATGAGTCTCCTTGAGGGAGCGGAAGACCTTCTCCAGCTCCTTCTCGAAGATCTTCCCGATGTCAGTTGCCAATTTGAGATTTCTCTTGGGCTACCAACCGCTCACCAAAGAACACCACCTTCTCAGCGTCGTAAAGGCCGTCGGTGTAGTGCCGTTTAGCTTTACCGTGGCGGGCAGCTGCTCTCCTCCACAAAGCCTTGAAGGCGTTGCCTTCCGCGTAGTTCATCCCAAGCGCCTCGATGATGTCGTTACACTCAGCGATGTAAGACGCCCTGCCCGCAGTCGTTGGAACAGCCACCGGCACCGAGTAGTAACTGACGCTACCCCCGGTGTACTCGGCATCTGCTTCCGGCCTTGGCGGGATTTTCAGATTTGGATTATCAGCAGTCATCGCACCAACTCCAATCCAGCCCGCAAATCATCACTCAGGTCCATGTTCTCCATCGCCCACGAGATGTAACTCTTCGGCAGGTTGCAGAGCTTGACGCCCTTGTGCTTTCCGAAGGGCATCTTCATCTGGCGAGAGGCCCATGGCGTGTTCATCCACGTAATGAACTGGTCGAGTGTGCTGCACTCGGCTTTGTCCATCGCGGGTTGAATCAGGTCCAGAGTCATCACGATGTCGGCGAAGGCATCGTGAGCATTCTCTGCGGTCCGCCCGGTCAGCCACTCGTAGGCGTTACCCAGTTTGGCTGAGTCGAGCCCTTGTTCCTTGAAGCGCTTCGTGGCCACCATCAGGTCAATCGACGGGTAGTCCAGCATCCCGCAGCGGCGGGCTATGGTGTCGTCGAACCTCTTCGAGTTGTAGCCAAGGACACCCTTGATGGCGGTGCCGCTGACCACCTCGAACTGCTCTGCCAGGTAGTCCTCCCATAGTGGTGCGTCTACGACGTGGTGGTCATAAATGCCATGAACACCAGACGCTCCAGCGGGGATGGCCTCGCCGGGGTTGAGTAGTTGTACGTCCTTTTCGAGGATGCTGTACGAGCCATCCTGGTTGAGCGTGGCGAAGCACAGGGCCGCTTGCACGACCCCACACTTGGCTGCGTTTACGCCGGTTGTCTCGTAGTCGTGGGCTAGTATCAGCATTGGGTTACTACCTCATTGTTAGGCCGCTTCACGCTGCCACCTCCATCGCTTGTTCCATCTCAGCCCAGATACCCTCGGCTTCTTCAAGGCTGCGCTCCACGGCCTTCTCGATAGCTTCCTCTCCCGGCCAGCGGCCCAGTTCGTGGACCCTGCCCCAATCGGGGCCTATCGAGAACTCAGGCACCTGTGGAACAACGTGCCCCGGCGGTGTCGCACTGCGCATGATTTCGTTCATCTCGCGGCAATACTCAACAACGTCGTCCTTATGGACGAAGGCAACCGTCTCGTCGTAGATCGGGGCGAAGAAGACCATATCCAGGCGATTCAACAGGTCGCGCTCCACGATGCCTGTGAGGACGATCCGCAGCATTTCTGCAGCGGTACCCTGGATGGTTGCGTTCGTGCCCTGGCGGTGCTGGCGGGACGATTTGCCCTTGTCCTTGCTGAACACGTCGTCGGTGGCGTGACGCTTGGTGCCGAACGCGGTCAGGGTGAACCCGTTGCGCTCCATGAACTTCGCCGTGTTCTGCTGCCATACAGGAATCTGGGAATACAGGTTCATGGTACCAGAGAGAAGCGCGTCTGCTTCTTCCAACGGTACGATCAGGTTGCGGGACAGGGTTGCCGCCCCAGCCCCATACGCAAGGCCGAAGTTGACGCCTTTGGCCTTCTTACGGATGGCGTTGGTGATGCCGTTCAGCTCGTGTTCCTCGTCGTCCTTGGCCTCCACGAAGTCCTCGTAGGACATCTTCGCGATGCCGGACCCGGTCATGCTGTGCAAGTCCTTCTCGTTGGCCGGGTCATACACGCTGATCATCATCGGATCGCCTGACTCGCAGGCCATGATGCGGATCTCTTGGCCGTTGTAGTCGATGGCGACGACGACGTGGTCCTTCGATGGCGGCATGTACATCGACCGCATCGACTTGTCCTTCTTGCTCACCTGCAGGACGTTCGGCGAAGAGCCAGTGGGCCGGCGAGTGTCGGTACCAGCGTCAGTGAAGGAGGGGTGGACCTTGCCGTCACGGTGTTTCCAGAGCGGTAGCTTGTCGTGGTAGAGAGAAATGCGAGTGGACGCCGACTTGACCTTCAGCAGGGCTTCCAGCGCCTGATGCTGCCAGCTGCCTCTCTCGATGTCGTTGGCGATGGCTGTGAGGATGGCTGTCTCGTCCGTGGACGGCCCTGCCTCGGTGATGCCAACCATCAGGCGACCTTTGCCGGCCTGCTTCCCTCGGAGGCGAACCGGAACCCCGATCTTGCAGTACAGCAGCTGTTGCATCTGCTGCGGGCTGCCAGAGTTGAGCTCGTCGCCGATGCTGATGACTTTGGCTTCGATGCCGGCCAACCGCTGGACCACTTCTCCCAGCTTGTCGAACGCCTTGCGAGCCTGAGCAGCTGACCGCTCGGCTTTCTCGTCGCCGTCCTCAGCCTTGGTTTCCAGCGCCTTCACTTTCAAGGCGCCTCGCTCCAGCGCATAGCTGATGGCTTCAACGAACTCTTGCTGCTTCGGATCTTCCAGCGTGTCACCAGCGCCGACGATCCCGCAGGTCTCCAGGTACTCACTGAGGCCCGAGGCGCTGACCTTGGTCACCTCTGGCAGGCCCACAGCCGTAGCAGCTGCTGAGAGCTGCTTTGTAGTCAGTGCGAAGGACGGCATCACCTGCTCTTCGGAGTAGGGGACGTACTGGCAGGCGCGCTCTTGCTTGGTGCGCCACTCGTGCAGCTTTTCTGAGGCCACCTCCGCTGACTCGAATTTCTTCTTGGCAGCCCGGTAGATGTAGTCCTTCTCAGCTTCGATGAAGCTCTTGCAACCTTCGGTGATGTTGCCGGTGATGTTCTCCTCGAGGATCTGGCGTAACTCAACCATCCCGTCGGCAACCTGTTTGAGATCTCGCTGGTGAAGCTCCTTCTGCAGTGGCCAGTTGATGTCCACGCCCTTGATGTAGGAGTGCTGCAGAACCACGGTCGGGTTGACCGCCCAACGCTGGTAGAACTCCCACTGCTCGTCGAGCTGCAGCATCAGCTTCAGCAGGTCGTACAGGCATCCGGTGACCATGGCATCGTCGGCGCCGTAGCTGAAGACCTCATCCAAGGTCAGCTCGCTCATGTTCGCCGCGCCTTCGCCGCCGTTGCCTTTGGCGATAGTTTCCTCGTAGGAGGCCTGTTCGTAACCGAGGTAGGTCAGCGAACACTCTTTCAGGCCAGCGCCCATGTTCTCGTTGACATAGCGCTGCATGAGACGAGTGTCGTGGACGTTCTTCAGTTCCAGGTTCAGGTTGGTCTGGCTGACCACGCCTTCGAAGAACTCGTTGTGCGCAACCAGGCGGGTGTGCTTGGCAGCGTGCTCGAGGATCTCCGCGATGACCGACTTGGGCAGGTTTGGACTGTCCTTGTGGTCCACCGGCAGGTACACCACGTTCTCAAGGTGCCGACCGAACTGGAAGGAAGCCCCTGCGAGTTCCTGACTGAGTACGTCGACAAACTTGTCCCCCTGGGCTGAAGCCTGGGAGAACTCGGGGATCGGGTCTTTGTTGGAGGACTCGTAGTCGAACGCGGTGATGTCGCCAGCTTCGATCTCAGCGAAGATCGCATCCTTCATCTCAGTCCAGTTGTCGGCTGTGATGGCCAGCTGGTTCGGCATCAGACCGCTGAAGGTTTCATCCCACAGGTCCTGGGCGCCGATCTCTGCAAGCAGATTGAACGCGAACTGGGCATTCGGCACCCGCTTGTGGAAGAAAGGTGTTACCAGCTTGCGAGTCCGAGGCTTCCAACACAGCTCAGGGTGCAGCTTTGCCAGGCGCCACATGGTCCTCCAGTCGCCGAAGTTTTCACGTAACTTGATCAGGGTCTTGTCTTGGGTCTGCTCGATGGCTTCGTCAAGCAGGGCAGGGTCACCGGAGTCGACGATGTCTCGCAGCTGCTCGATGCCGTCAGCGCCGAAATTTTCCATCAGTCCGGCAAATTTGGCCGGGCCGAGTCCTTTCACGCCTCCGTAGTTATCAGAGGTGTCGCCGAGTATCGATTTGGAAATCGATGTCAGGCTGTACGGGATGTCTTTGTACTCTCCTTCACCGAAATGCGGCTCGTTCTTCAGGTAGACGATGGTGGTGTCGTTGACCAGCTGCAGAAGGTCCGCGTCCACCGTGTACACGGCCTTCGGGTAGGTGATGCGCTGGCACAACCATGCGATGACGTCATCCGCCTCCACGCCTTTGACGCCAATCTGGGTGGAGCCGATAGCAGTCAAAAAACGCTTGGCCCAGGCTATCAACTTGTCGCACTGCTCGACCTCGACGGGACTCTTCTCGGTCTTGGTCTTGGATTTCTGGCCCTTGTAATCAGGGAAAATACTGGTCCGGTAGTCACGACCCATATCGTGAGCAACCAGCAATGTGCGGACGCTGCCGTCCTGTGCGATGAGTGGTTCGATGTAGCGGCTGATGAAACCTTGTGCGGCGCATTGCCAAGTAGCGAAGCGGCGGCCAGAAGTTTCACAGAAGATGCTTTCAGGGTCGTCCGCGCCGTAGTAGGCGTGTTTGACTACTGCCCGAAAGTCCAGAATTGCATAGGAGGTATTGTCTTCCACGGTGGTTCTCCTCTGATGTAAATACAGGGCCTTACGGCCCTGTATTTACAGCTATACTTTAGTTGTTATTTATGCTGAGCAGGCGATGCACTCGTCCTTCACGACAATCCCGCTTCTCGAGTAGATGTAGTATTGGGACAGGATGTTAGGGTCGAGCAGGACGAGCGTCAGCAGTTCAGCGATCAGATCCTCTGAACCGTCTTCCGGCACATAGAAGTTCAGACTCTGCCCCTGGCAGGTGTGCGGCTGACGTTGGCTGGCATGGCGCAGCAGGATTCGCTGATCCATTTCGAAGGCGTTGAGGAACACCAACTTCTCTTCATCGGTCAGCCAGTCAACGTGCTGGACGCTGCCCAGCTTGTTAATCAGGTCTTCGATCGTCTCATTGCTGTAGACGCCCTTGGCCTTCATCACCTCGTAGATCACAGGTGTAATGCGGCGAAGTTCACCTACGCTTGAGCTGGCATCGAATACCATGCCCGGGTCAGGGAACCAGGACTCGGAAACTCCACCCATGAGTAGTGCTGTCGTCTTGGTTGGGGCGTAGGCGATACGATGTGTGTTGCGAACTCCGTACCCCTCACACCACATAGGCTCGCCATACTCCTGTGCCAGCCACTGGCTTGCCCGCAGGGATTCGTCATGCAGATGCTTGGCGATCTCGGTGGACAGGAACTGCGCCTCGAGGCCGATGTACGGGATGCCTTTCTGCTGCAGCATCGTGTGAAAGCCCATGATGCCCAGGCCAATGGCTCGCCCACGGATGGTGAACTCACGCACCTTCTCAAGACCCGTTACACCTTCAGATTTCTCGATGAACTCCTGGCACAAGCAGTCCAGGAACACCGTGGCGATGAAGACCGAGTTGCTGCTCTTGATGCGGTCCCAGTGGATCAGGTTCAGGGAAGCCAGGATGCAGCTGTAGGTCAGGTCATCGGAGCTGTGCAGCATGATCTCCGAGCACAGGTTGGTGGCCTTGATATCCAGGCCCCAGTCCTTGTACATCTGCGGACGGTGACGGTTGGCCTTGTCCACGCAGAAGACGTAACCCTTGCCTGTGATCAGCTTGGTGTAGATCGCCTTTGTCCAGCGGCGGTTGGCGTCTTCATCACCCGCCATGAGTCGTTCAACGAACGAGTCGCGGATGATCCAGCCGTAGTTCTTGCCATTGGGTTCAGCGGCCAGTGAGTCACATGCCTCGTCCCAGTCGGCGTGCTCAATGTCGAGGTAGGCGCCGATGGAGCCACGGCGTGCGCCTCCCTGGCTGATCTTGCCGGCCGCTGTGAAGAAGTCGTTGATGACCTCGACGGCGCCGCTGGCCTTGCCACCTTTGCTGATCGGCGTACCACGCGGGCGAATGCCACTGAAGTCAGCACTGGTACCGAAACCCCATTTGGACAGCAGGGCTGTCTCACGCAGGGCTGTGTAGAAATCGTTCACGCTGTCGCCGACGACCTGCCCTGAGCAGGCGACCATCATGCCGCGGTCAGTGCCAGTGTTGGCCAGTGCCGGTGATGACGGTGACAGGACGCCGTCCCACATTTCGTTGAAGAAGTTTTCCTCCCACTCAGCCTCACGGCCCTTCATGTGGCGGGCCAGTGTCTGTGCGATACGGCGGTGACGGCCTTGTACGGCGTCTTCACCAGGGACCTGGTACTTGTCCTTGAACATCTGGTAACCAGCTGTCGTATACCAGCTCGGCAGGTGCCCCATCTCCTGTAGCCGCTTGCGGTCTACGCTCAGCTGCTCGAATTTCTGCAGGGTGTTGGCGTCAAGGCCAGTAGGATCGAAAGACATCAGATAACCCCTCCGAAATTAGTAGAGGCATACGCCCCAAATTGAGCTATCGCAGCTGCGTCATAGGCTCTGGCAGCTTCTTCAGCTGAAACGAAGTACCCTAGGTGTTTGGCTTTGCCTCCTTGATTGATGGTGGCTAGCCAAGGCTTCGTCATATGGTTGTGGGCACGACTTACACCACGAAAACCGCTGGTGTTGTTTGCCTGCCGTGTTTTGTTCCCCTGCTGCTCACTGAGGCTGGCCGGTCGTAGGTTCTCTATCCTATTGTTGGTAGGGTCTCGGTCTCGATGATCTAAGGTGGTTTCGGGAAGGTCATCATGAAAGAGGAGCCAGACCACTTGATGTGCGAAAAGCCGGGCACCTTTAATCTGAATGATTATTCGCCCATCCTTAGGTCGGACATTGCCAGCCAGAGCGCCTTTTTTACCTTTCCACTGGCCTGCTTTTAGAACCCGTACCTGACCATCGGCGTACTCAAAACGCTCACGAATTACCTCAAGAAGCGGGTGCATGAGCCAGCTCCTTGCGAAAAATTAGCCGGTGCTTAGCCCAAGACCTGCGGTACTGCAGCTGGGTATTGGCGAAGAAGTCCGGCACCTTCACGGTGGACAGCTGCTGATAGAACCAGCCGGAGATCACGCCTTTCTCGTGGCCAAACATCGGCGGCATTTCCAGCCTGTTAAGGACGACGTCGATGCGGTCCTGCGTGAAGGCGAGTAGCTCTTCCTCGGTAACGACGCGGTTGCCCGGGATCTCGAACAGCTTTCGAGTGATCAGCTGTTCATGCTCCCAGACGACCTTGGCCATCCAGAGGATCTTCTCGCGCAGTGCAGCATCCTGCGCAGGGCTGTGGTTGCCGGCGGCGGTGCGCTCGGCCTTGCACTGCCGGAACAGGTAGGCAGATGCCATCGAGTGGAAATTCTCATCCTTCGCAGATCCGTCAATGCCGCTGACGAAGTGAGAAATCATGTTGTGGCCGCGAGCGTTGAAGCCCTTGAAGTAGCCGAAGGCGCTGAAGAGTACCGAGCCCTCAAGGAACGCCAAAGCGGCTGTGACCTCAAGGGCGTCTTCGCTGGCGGTGCACTCGTTCACGAAAGCGATACGCTCAGCCAAAACGGGGTCCAGCTTCCACTGGCTGTAGAACTCGTCAGTGGCCTTGCCCAGCACCTTGTTGGCCAGGTCATAGAAGGGAGCATGACTGCCCAGCTCGACGTTGGCGAAGCAGGCGCACATGCGCTGGATCTCTGGGCGAGGGAACATCTTGGCAATTTTGCCACCCCACAGCTCGTCACCACCGATCATGAGTTCGTACTGGGTCAGAATCGACTGAGCAGTGAGTACGCCGTGCAGTTCGGCTTCGTTGAGCAGGGTCCTGAAGTCGTTTTCATCTCGCTCTACGCCGAGTTCCTCAGCGGGCCAGAAGATCGACTGTTGTTCGATGGCCATCTCTGTTGCCCACGGGTAGCGGGCAACATAGGAGTCAGTGGGTGTTTCGATCTGGCTAAGTGACATTTTTCTTCGCTTCTTTAGTCCCGGCACCCCTCGTGCCGGAAGGGGGGTTCATTTGCCGGTCAACGCCGGCCACGAAACCGGATACAGTGGGGCAATGATCTGGCTTACCTGCTCGGCGAGATCCTGGATCTCCTTCTGGGCGTGCGAGTCGCTGCGCTGGTTGTAGAAGTTGGCGAAGGCGTACAGCGAGCCAGTCCAGACCCAGTTCACCTCACAGCCTTGCGGCAGGACGAGGCGGGCCTGCTCAGGGCACACGCCCATTGCGATCATTGATTCGTACAGGTCGATCATCGACGTGGATGTGCTGATGTAGCCCTCTAGGATGACAGCGCTTTCTGGGTGGACGCCGGCTGACCCTTGCTTCACGTTCTCCGCTGCAGCGCGGAAGTGGTCAGGTACGAAGAGGGTAGGGCGGCTGCTGATGTAGCGGCGGGACTCTTCCGACTCGACCAGGCCGATCTTGTGTTTGAACGCCTGGCGGGCGATGGGCACCGGGGCCTGCATACGCAGGGAGATGTGCGGATGGCCGAAAGGAACCCAATGCTCAGGGATCTTGCGCAGGTAGTTGGCGAGGTTGTTGGCTTCGATCTCGTCTCGGCATTCCAACATCTCGAGGATCAGATCGTTCCAATCACCCGACTTCATACCGCGAGCCAGGAAGCGGATCAGGTTGTCGTTTTGGGCTTCGCTGAAGTTGTCAGCGAGGTCAGCGAAGCTGTGGCGGGCGAAGTTGGCCACGTCACGGTCACTGAGGTAATGATTTTCGTAGACTGCTTTCATCCCAACCTCACACTCCGGCCGGCTGAGCAACGGCACGCACCAGAGCCATAACCCCAGTCTGGATGTCGGTCTTGCCGATGGCAGCCCAACGCAGCGGCTCGGCGTCTATGAATCGCTCGAACTCGGCGTTCTCATCAGTGTTGCAGGCTACTGCGGCAGCCTTATCTGATTGCTGCACCTTCAACGCCGTGACCAGCTTCGCCTGCAACTCCAGCAGCTCCCGGCCCTTGTCCTTGATGCGGTTCATCAGGTCGATTTCTGGCTGGGTGAGGTCGCGATAGCCGCTAATCTTCTTATGCTGATTGTCCATGCTCTTTCCTTATTCCTGTAAATACAGGTTCTAGGGGGTAAAAAAGCCGCCGGGGTCACCGGCGGCTTTTCTGTTGCCGCTGAGATCAGCCTTCGTAGCGGGTCAGCGCCTTGAACACCCAAGGACGGAATGCCTTGGTGCCTTCACCGACCTTCTTGCCTACCTGGCACTGAGTGACCACGTCGTTCAGCTTGGCGCCGCGCAGCTTGGTGTAAGCCTGAGCTGCTACGCCTGCCAGGCGGGCCTTGGAGGCAGGAGGAATGCTCAGCATCGCCATCTGGCCGTCGTACTCGTCATCGCGGTTCACCAGGGTGACCATAGCCTCCAGATACTCTTTGATGTCCAGCGGGTTCTCTTCGCCGCCGTAGCCCTCGTCAGCCCACTCTTCCAGCTTCTCGGAAGCCGAGGAGCCGTCAGTGAAGGTCTTACCTTCGCTGTCGTAGGAGTAGAACGCCTCAGCATCGTTGTCGGTGCTCTGGCGGACCACAAACAGGCGACGGGTGTTGTGGATTACGCACTGGAACTCAGTGCCCAGTTCGGTCTCGTCGCTGCCCAGCAGGAACTTGCCTTCGTGCATCTTGATGCGGTCGAAGGACATGCCGGTCAGCTCCAGGCCTTCGAAGCCTGCATCGGCTTGATCCTGGGTGAACTGTGCCATCGCATTAGTGCGCTGAGCGGCAACCGATACGGCGCCGGCGGGTTCAGTGATGGCTACAGCCTGGGTTTCGGCTGGCTGTTCAACAGCATTGTCAGTAGCTTCGATGCCGTCTTCGGTCAGTGTCTCACCGGAGACGACTTCAGCGGCTTGGGCTACCGCAGCCTGCACTTCAACCTTGGCGGTGGATTCCACACCTGCTTGGGTCAGAACTTCTTTTTCAACTGCTACTTCAACAACGGATTCTTGGGTAACTTGAGGTTTGACGAGTGCCATTTGGGCGTTCCTTTTAGGGTTTGATGGTTACGGTTATCAGCTTCATTGGTGTCTCTGCTTGCTGGAAATACAGCAATACAGGAACACAGGTTTGCAGTTATACCGGGTGAATAGCCGGTAGTCAACCAGGTCGACCTACTTTCCGCGGGAGGGGTGGTTGAAGAGCTGCCCTGCTAGCGCAGCAGCTCGTGCAACAGGTCCTTCTTGTCACGAACGACCTTGTTGTTCTCTTCCTCATTTTTGAGGAGGTTTTTGAAATTCTTATCGAGCAAGGTTCCCATCACCCGCAAGAAATACACGTTTACGATGTTCTCCTGACCCTTGCGGTCAGTGCGGGCGATAGCCTGCTTGGCGTCTTTCGGGCTGGTCGGACATTCGTAGAAGATGCTGTGTGAGGCCACTTGTAGGTTGAGCCCGGCGCCGCCGGCCACCCAGTTGATGATGGCTACCCTGCATGTGTCGTCATGCTTGAATCTGTCCACTTCGCCGCCTGCCGAGCCGCCATAAACCACGGCCGGATTCCACTTAGCGTACCGCTTGGCCAGGAAATCGATGGCCCGCTTGTAGTAAGCGAAGATGATCACCTTGTGGTTGGCCGGGTTGATCGAGTCGAGGAGGGTGTCGCAAGCGTTGGCCAGTTCGTTGTCCATGCTGACCGATTCATCGAATTCGCTCGGACAGCTGATCAGCTGTAGGGCGAGGTGCCGTAGCGCTGACTGGTTGTCTGGCATCAGTACCTTGTCACCGAGGAGGGCGAACCGGTCGTTGATGATCTTCTTGTAGAGCCGTTTATGGGCTCCCGTCAGGTGAACCCTGATTTGAGTGATCATCGGTTCCGGCATGCTGATGACGTTGCGCTTCTGCACCCGGCTGCAGTTCTCGTAGAGTTTCTGGTAGACCTTCTCGGTGTTCATGTATCCGACGACTGAGCTGATCTGGATGTCCTTCTTGCCGGTGTTCATTGTGAACTTGCGGATTTCGCAGTGTTGCCGCATGAAGGACGCTTTGTTGCCGTAGGCTGCAGGATTGACCAGCCTGATGAGTCCGTAGACGTCATGCAAGTGAGTGGGAACTGGAGTGCCAGTCATCAGGTAGATGGCCACCTCATCACCCAGCTGCTCACTCATCTCCGACACGGAGTTCGACAGGATCGAATCAACACCACAAAGGGCGTGCGCCTCGTCGAAGAACAGCACGTTGTAGCCGGCTTTCTTCAGTCTGAATTGGTGCGGGTTGGCGGCCTTGCCGCGCCGGTTGATCGGCCGACCATCCTTAGTGAACGGCTGGGCAGTCTTGTCGTAGGGGACGTCCTTTTCCCTGAAGTAGGGCGACCCGTCCTGCCGGAACCAAAGGTTGACGCCGATGTTCTTCATGGGGGACTTGTCGTTTAGCGCCCGGTAGCTGTCGTAGGAGAGCATCAGGATGTCAGGCCATCCCGTAGCATCCCACTGATCAAGCAGCTTCTTCTTCTGAACGGCTGTACGATCTAGGTGCTCGATGTACAGGTGCTTCTCGATGCCGACGAAGAAGTCCTTCATCTCCTCGTAGAACTGGACCAGCAGCTTCGGCGGCATGGTGAATACGACCTTGTTCCCGAGAGATGCCATCAGCACTGCGTGGATCTGAGCCGGGAAGGACTTTCCTATGCCTGGCTCGCCCGCGTCTAGGAACCGCATCTTCCTGGCGTATGTTTTGACCATGTCCGCCTGGTGTGGCATTGGCCAGAAAGGGATTCCCACCTTTCCGAACCATGTAGGGTAATTGACTACTCCACTCGCCAGCATCAGGTCACTAAGGCTTGATGCCATTAGCCTTTCTCCTGGTCATCATGTAGTCGTAGTCCTCTCTACAGAACTCATCGCAGAAGCGGTGCCCCTGCTCAAGTGGCTCGCTGCAGTAGTGGCAGGAGCCGTTGGCCAGAAGCGGTCTTGGTGCATTGGCCTTGGCTTCTTCGATCGCCAAACGAAGGGACTCTTCAGCGATTGCGGATGCCTTGTCTATCGGATCTGCATGGCGCTCTGCAGCTTCAGAGGCCGCTTGGTCGGTGTAACGCATCTTGTTCTCCTAAAGGGGCTCGCACGCCCCTTCTTCTTGCCCGACTCAGTTTTCTTCTGGCTCGGTTCCGTCTTGGAAGTTGGTGAGAGTGGTTCCCTTCTTACGAAGGCCTTCGATACTGAGCACATGGACGTCCACGCCTTCCTTGTAGGGGTGGGCTTCCTTGCGGTCGAAGTAGACCTCGCCTTCGAGTAGGCTCGTCATCTGCCGCGCCTCTTTGATCACAGGTGTGTCGCCAAGGATCTTGGCGTAGCGGCAGTAGCGGGGCAGACAGGCTGAGATAATCAGATACAGCAGGTCCCCTTTGCGCCAGTAGTGGTGACCAGCACGCAGTGCCGTGGCCTTATCCTCTTGGTCGTCGGCCAGTTGGTTCATGGAAGACAGGACCCGGTCTACCTCGGAAACAGACTTCTCCTTCTCCATCTCCCCGGCGTTGTCTTGCAGGTAGTCGGCCAGGGCGTCATAGAGTTTGTCGACGTGGCCCCGGCCATTTAGCTTGTACTTGTCCATGGTCATACCCATGAGGTGCAGGCCAGCAAGTGCTGTCTGGTAACCCCATTTCGGGCGTGGTCCGATGCTGTCAGGGACGTACATTCCTGCTGTGTCGAAAACCTCTAAGACCTCGGAAGGCTTCAGGTTTACCGCCACAGTTATCAATGCTTTTGCCATTCTCATCAGCGAAAACCGAAGACGAGAAGCTTCAGCGTAGTGGTTCCGGTACGCCGGGTTGGTCAGCGCTTTGGAGGTGAGCTTTACCTCTACAGTCCGGCTTCGCAGCGAGGGCACTGTGGCCGTCTGCTCGCTGGTGTAGACGATAGGTGAGCTGACCCGGTCGGTGGTGACTGAGACGCCTTTGTCGACGATGCGACCGCGGGGTACAGGGGCACGGTTCCATGCGGCCTTCAGGATGCCGAGGATCTTTCCGTACTGACCGGCAGCCATGTTAGATGGGTTCACCTCTTCCACCAGGCGGGGCACCGTACTGCTGCTGGAAACGAAGCGAATCAGCGGATAGATCGTGGAAACCTCGACGTTCATGAAGTCCGCCTTGGTGTAGTCCATTCCGTTGAGGTAGCTCATGAGGATGGCCAGAGAAGTCTTGCCTGCGCTGGCGTTACCGCTGATGTTCAGGAGCGGGAATTGCACCTCGTTGAACTGTATGTGCTCCCGGAAGTGGCAGGCCACAAACCAGCCCATGATCGCTGCTACGTTGTGAGGCTCGTTGACGTTGCAGAGGTGGTAGATAGCATGTTCAAGGTCGGTGTCGCCGTCCTCGTACGGGTAATCCTCAGTGAGTAGCTTGGGTGACTGCTTGGGATCGCCGCTGTAGAAGTACCGACTGACCTTGCCACTGGAAGTGCAGCTGCCTGCATCCTCCACGTAGTGAGCCACGACGGTGTCCTTACGGCGGTCGAACAGCACCCCACAAAGCTGGGTGCGAACCATTTTCTCGATCTCTCTGCCTTCTGATTTGGCTCTGCGCTCACCAAGCTCTTGGATTGCGCGGAGAATGGGTTGGATGTCGGCGTCTGATGCCACGACTGTTGCTGAGCCAATGCCGCTGGTTGTCGAGATCAGCGAGCGCTTGGCTCCCCAGGAGGACTCAGGGATTTCGAACTCCTCCCACCTATCACCTTTGTCGTCTATCAGCAGGCCGATGTACGACTGGCGTGGGGACACCTTGAAGGCCACCTGCTCTCCAGAGATGTCCTCCAGGTCGAAAACTTCTGTGTGAGGCCAGAACGTGAAGGTGGTCAACTTCCTGCTACCGCTATCGGTAAGCAGTGCGTAACCGTCCTTCACCGCTGCAATTCCGGTACGTTTGTCGTGGTAGTCGACGTCTTCTCCTTCCGGCTTATCCATGGCTTCGAAGTCGCCGCGACAGACGATGCAGTCTCCGCAAGGCTTCTCGATAACCGAGATAAGTGGTCCCGGTAGGAACTTGATGCGGCCTGAGAAAGCCCGGTTGAGCATGTCTTCCACATGCTTACGGCGTTCCTTAACGGTTGGCCGGGAACTGCTCTCCACATTCTTTACGAAGGGCTCTACTACATTAGGGGTGTACTCATCGGACTCGGCTCGCTCGTACCGTGCAGCGATGTACGCTGCAACCTGCATGGCTGCCTGGTTCCAGTTGGAGCTTGGACAGTCGCCTTCGGTTAGCAGCTTCTGTACGCAGCCTGGGATTTCCTTCAGCTCGCGAAGCTTGTCCTTCGGTACGACTGATGACCCCTTCATGGCCCTGACACGCTTCTGCGCTGCCGCTCTGGCAGTCTTCAGCAGTGACTCTGCCTTGGGGAAGATCACTGAGTCAGAAGGCTCGCTCAGCGACATGGGCGGCCTCGGCTGCGCAACCATGGTTGCGTACATCTCCGAGTCCATATTCATCAGCTCGTCGAACGTGACGCCAACCTTGAACGTGCCAGTACCTGGCCTGGCGATGTTCTCACAGCGCCACATCCGTCCCCGGCCTGCCGAATAGACCGACATATCAAGGTGTTCAACCTTCAAGTGGGCTGCGATCTCACGGTAGATGAGGGGCAGCGCCTTGATCGGGTTCTTCAGCCCGAAAATCCTGGCCGGGATAGTCAGGTGCACACCTTTCTGGCCTGACAACCAGCAATGGATGTACGACTTTTCGATGTCCAGCTTTTTGGTCAGCCGGGTAAGGACCTCGCGGACGTCGTCCAGGACGACGTCCAGCTCTGGGCCGTCGAAGTCGAGATACATCGGCCCCAGGTACTTCACATGGTCGAGCGGGTCCTCTCCGTTTTCAGCGAAGTTTTCGGGGTCCTGGTCCACCTTTAGGACGGTGATGAACGCCGGCGGCTGCTCGAGATCGGACAGCTGCCTTTCGTCGTACATGCGCCAGGCTTCCTTCTTGTTCGGCTTGAACTGCAGGAAGTGATACATGGGCGGTCACACCATCGTGGCAGTGGATTTACGGGTGATGTAGCAGTTGCCCCTGCGTTGGTAGACCTCGACGTCGTCAGCGCCCAGGCCTTTACGCTCCAAGGTTTTCTTGAACAGCGTGGTGTTGTAGACGCTGGGCATCTTCAGGGTCTCGTCTACGTCGAGGTCGTTGTAGTGACTGGCCAGCTCCTCGTAATCGACTCTCTGGACAGGTGCGGGGGTCTCTGTAACTCGTTGAATTTCCATGGGCCTCTCCGGTTAATTCAAATTCTTAGGCGCGATGGCTATGCGACGTATTTGCTTTTGTTGACCAGCAGCTCGCGACTCGGGCGGCTGAACGCGACGTACAGGAGTCGCTGACGTTCGGCGCGGGTGTTGTTGCGGAGGATGTTCGCCACGTCGACGAACACTTTTTTATAAGTGCTGCCCTGCGACCGGTGGACGGTGATGCAGTAGCAATACTTGATGGTGGAGAACAGCTCCTTGAACTTGTGGTACCTAGCCCAATACTGGCGGGACTCGCTCGGGCTCTTCTTGGCCTTGGTGGCCAGGTCGTTCAGGCGCTCCCAGTAGCGACTCTCCTCGCTTTCGTGGAGGACATGGGCGAACACCTGCTTGATGTCAGCGTGGATCGGGTTGAGAACGAGGCAGGTGGTCCGGAAGGTCTCTCCGCTGTCTTCATCGTCGATGCTCGACTCGCGGATGGAGTGGACGAGGCATTCCTCATCGGTACTGAGCAGGATGCTCTCGCCATCACCAATTGGCGCTCCGGTGACGACTCGCTCCCCTTCCATGAAGCGGGGGGCATTTTTTCCGTATATCTTCTGGCGGATTGCTGCGTTTACCTCATCCACCTTTGCGTTGGTCCAGGCCAGTACGCGCTGCTCATCGAGGTCGGTGTCTTCGTCGAAGGCTGCCAGTACCTCCTTCATGAAGTCGGCGCTCTTGATCACTTCTACCCCGTTGCCAGCAATGGCGGGGGCCGTAAACGGGCGGCCGGCGCTCATCGCAGTGCGCAGTAGACCGCTGACGGTGAGGATTTCGCTGTCAGCGGCCTGGCGCTCAACCTTGGTCAGGCGGACGGTCTCGAACACCTCGAATGCCCTGGAGGTTGCCTCCTTCACCGGGGGAAGCTGCATGTCGTCACCCATGAACAGCAGCTGGACGCCTTGAGAACTGGCTTCCGGCAGCAGGTAATCGAAGAGGGCACGCTTGCCCAGCATCGATACCTCGTCGACGACCACGATGTCGAAGATAGGGAACACACCCTTACCCATTCGTGTCGCGAATTTGCTGTCTTCCGAGGGCAGGAGGACAAGCCCGAGAGCGCTGTGAAGCGTCTGGAACGCTACGTTGTCCCGCGATAGGCCGTAGTTGCGAGCAGACTTCTCCAGCTGCTTCACCGCCTTATTGGTGGGCGCCGTGAACAGCACTTTGAGGCCTGCAGCCAGCCATTGCTCGGCAGCAGCCATCACACAGGTAGTCTTACCGGTGCCACCTTCGCCAATGATGGTAAGTCCCTTGAGGTTCTGCTCAAGAAACCCTTTTACAGCCCTGTCTACGGCCGCTTTCTGATCGGAGTTTAGTTTCATCGTGGTTTCCTTTGTATACCCGGAATAATGTAAACCTGTAAATACAGGTTTGGAGATATACGTTTTCTCGTTATTAGATTACCGCAAGAGGGCGATCCTACCGGGCGGCAGGGGAGGGAGTCAATCAGGCAAGAATGTTACTTTACCACGCGCAGAAGAGGCTTGCGGCTGATCCGCTTTGCGCTTTCCTTCCGACTTTCTACGGAAGCACACAGTGGTGCTACGGGTTGAACACCCTTGCGCACAGCTTCCATCATCACCTCAGCCAGTGACAAGTTGTACCGGGCTGCTGTGTTTATCATAACCGAAAGGTGTACGTGGCCTATCCGCTCCAAGGTGGAGTCGGTTACCACTGACCTAGCCACTTGCATGTGGCTATAGATGCTGTCGCGCAGGACGTGCTCGTCGATATTCAGCTGACATTTGCGGCTGAAATCTAACGTGTACTGCACCACTTTTTCATCTATATCAGCCATGGATTGATACTACGTTCTCTGCTAGAGGTGAAGGTGGTTTGGTTTCATTCGTCACGGGGAAGATCATAACCGCGCTGATCAGCCTGCTGCGCCTTTCCTCGTCCGTCTCTCCCGCCAGGATTGCTTTGATCCAGTCTATGTGCAGGCAGTGCAGTGCTTCGTCACTGACGTTATCGATGACGTCGTTACAGACGACTGCTTGAAGCTCATCAAGGAATGCCGCTATCAGTGTGTCGCGTGACTCGGGTGTACTGATATCCTGCCTCGTTGCTGCCTTTTTTCTCAGCCTAACTAGGTTTCTACTCATCAGATACCTCTTTTCCTGTGTACTTGGGGATGGTGTAGTTCATAAGTGCCTCGAGGACTACGTCTTTTGCAGACATGCGGTGCGCAGCAGCGATGCCCTTGATCTTGGCGTGCAGGCTCTCCGGCATGTCCAAAGTGAATTTCTTCTCCTGCCGGCTTAGAAGGTCCGCTGCCCGTACGGTCAGATTTTGCGCCTCAGCGTGTGCCATTTTTTGTGTACCTATATATGTCAATTAACGTGTAATTAAATCCTAGGGGTTTACTGTATTCCTGTCAATGCAGGTATACGTACTCACTGAACAGAGTGTTGACTGCGTCGTAAGTTCCCGGATTTTCACGCCCATACCCTGGGTACTTCTCGAATGAACTCGCCTTTGTGTGTACGGGACAGGTTGACGATAGCCTCGGCGGGCACAGCCACTATCTTGGCAAAGCCTTGGCTCGTCACAGGTTTTTCTGCCAGTGAGATAATTCGGACAAGAGAGGGGTTTGAACGTCCTTCCAGTGTGTCTAGGTCGTCCGCTGTGAACTCCTCCTGCGTATCCTTAGTCACGGCTTCTAGAACCCATGGTAAGAGCGCAAGGCGCTCAACACCTTTGCCTATGACAGCGAATCTCAGTCCGTTTTGGTCCGGAGGCAGCCCTGCCATTCCGAGGACTTCTACGCGATCCCTTTTGGCATGCAGAGGTGCCACCTTGTTATGCCTGTGGCTGTCGCACTGCAAGAAGTAGGGGAGAATCCTGTTGGTGGCCTCTGTGACCGTCAGGTCTTCAACCCACAGCGCTTCTAACAGAGGTCTCGGGATGCCCAGGCCGGCAGGGCCTTTTTTATACAGTGTCTCTACAGTCTCGAGCAGCGCGAAGTAGTCTTCCCTGTCACGAGCTGTCCAGGTCATCTGCGTTTGGAGGTGGTGTTTGTGCAAAGGAAGATAGCGACCCCGTTTAGGAAGGGAGACCGCTGCCATATAGAGTTCCATGAGGTTCCTTGCTTACTGGTGCCGGTCGGAGATAAAATAAGACGTGGTTTTCTTATTTACGCCGGCCCTAGGGTCGGCGTTTTTCTTTCCGGATAGCCTGCAAGCAACCTCATCTGCTGTCAAATCTGGGAACTAGCCCTCTGCAATCCTCCTCGCTGCCTCCACCAGCTTAACGACCTGTTCGTCTACGCTGTAAATCCTCTTGTTGTTTTGCTTCTCGACCTTAATTGCACCTGCGTTTCGCAGGATGATCAGCTGACGAGATGCAGTGGCTTGGGAGGTCCCACTTTTTTCTGCTATTTCGTTTACACACAACCCCCCCTCCTGGGTGATCAGAGAAACGAGTTCCAAGCGAAAAGTGCTTGACAGACTACTCAGAAGTGCGGCAGACGGCGACAATTTTAATACCTTCTATTTTTCTGTGGATTTGTTGGCTGTGATTACAGTAATACATGCCCGTGTTTATGTAAATACAGGTATACGGTTGTATAAGCTATTTTCAGCGGGCTCTGCCCTGCTACCATGTTCAAGGTCTCCTAAGAAGTGGGTTGGGGTACATTTCCAAACGTGTACATATCAGCGTACATAATCCAGGCTACCGTTTCGCTTATCCCTCTGAAGAGTGCGAAAACGCTGGGTTCCTTCTTGAGATTGGCAATTCACCTGTACAACAACTGAGGCAGTTTCAAGTCGGGACAAGCAGGGTCAATAACCCTGCTCAACCCTAGATGAATAAAGGCTTACAGACATATTGCCTCGGACTACCCAGGACACTTCCAGACAACCCCAGCCATTCCAAGTGCGTACAGACTAGCGTACATAGTTTTTTGTGTGTCACTATCGCCCTCCGGATATGTACACAAGGGAAGTAGGCATGGCACTGTCAGATTCTTGGTTAAAAGCCAACCATAAAAAGCCACGCGACAGCACTCTCGAGAAAGCTGACGCAGGGGGTTTGGGTATCCGAGTTTCCGCCGGCGGAAGGATTGTCTTTCAGTACAGGTACCGGTTCCTTGGAAAGCCTGCCAGGCTCGACCTAGGTACTTACCCTTTAATGTCTCTAAAGGAGGCCCGCACCGAGCACCTTCGGCTGAAGGCGCTGCTTGAGCAGGGTGTTGACCCGAGGGTTCGACGCAAGGTTGAAAAATCGAACGCTTCGGGTGTTCCAACAAACCGGAGCCTGTACATGATGTGGCACGAGGGCTACTCCCTCGGCAATTACCAGGACGCAGAGGCCTACCTCCGCTCCTTCGAGATCCACGTCTTCCCGACGCTTGGTGACCTCCCCGTAGACGAGACCACAGGAGGGCAGTGGATGGCTGTTCTGGGAGGGGTCAAAGCGAAGGCCCCCTCTATAGCAGAGAGAATCCTGAACACCTCAAAGCAAGTTCACTTGTGGGCGTACAAGCGGGGGCTTATCAACTCCCAGCCTCTCGCGCTGCTGAACACTCGAGACGACCTGCAGATAGAGGACAGTGGTGACGCTGGCCGAGCGCTGGCCGAGGAAGAGATTAGGTTGGTCTGGCACTGCGCCGGTACGGCGCCGACGTTGAGGCGTAACACACTCTTTATAAGGCTCTGTCTGTTCTTCGGCTGCCGAAACGGCGAGCTGAGAGATGTGAACCCTTTGGAGGATCTAGACTTCGAGGCCATGACCTGGACCATACCTGTCGCGAAAAACAAGGTAAGGAAGAAGGTGAAGAGGGATCACGTCAGGCCTTTAATCCCTGAAGTGGTCCCTATGCTGCAGGAATTGATGGGTATCTCCCGCTCCAAGAGCCTTCTGATGACCGGCGCCCTGAAGCCGGTCAGAATGGCTAATGGCACTGTCATCAGCCTTCCTGGGATGGTGATGCACGAAGCGGAGCGCAGTTATGGCGTGAAGATGAAGCACTGGTCTATGCACGATCTGCGGAAGACAGCGCGGACCAATTTCTCTTCGCTAACCGACGTGGTTGTCGCTGAAATGATGCTCGGTCACTCCCTAAAGGGTATGCAAGGAGTGTACGACCGTCACCTCTACCTGGATGAGCAAGCGACCGCCTATAAGAAGTGGTGGGATCGCTTGATGGAGATCGTGGCTGAGCCGCCGAAGCGTCAGTAAATCCCGTAGTCTTCTCGGATAAGCGCGGCAACGCTGTCGGAAACATTGCCGTAGATAGTTTCGGTTGCGGTTGCCAAGGCGTCGTAGAACGCCATATCGGTCAGCACTTCGATCCCATCTTGACGGCATTCTTGCAAGGTCGGGTTTTCGCAGACGTAGGTGCCATCCCGGACGTTGGCAGCCAGTTCGTTACGACCCTCTTCATCCACTCCGAAGGTGAAGATCAGATGGCGCAGCTTCTCGGAAACAGGGGTAGAGTCGAATAGTTCTTCAGCCCATGTGTTGTTGGGATCTGCAAACTCTTGGAACAGTTCGAAATCAGTAGCCAGTTCGTAGAGTGTATGTTTGCCCATATCGGTAGCTCCTTCAGTCATTATTGCTCGTGAAGATATCACGCCTTCTTCCTGATTTTGCCTTCTTCCCAGGTCTCCACTTCCTCCATCAAGTAGAGGTTTTCGGCGCCTACGTTGTGCATGGCCGGCTCTGGAAATCCCTTCACAGACCTCCAGCGGACCAGGGTGCGGGAGCTGACTCGGTAGCGATCGCACAACTCCGATGTGGTCACGAACTTCTGGGCAAATTCTCGATGCTGCATTACTTAGTACCTCTGAGCATGATCTCGAGTCTGCGGAGATCGTGGGCAATTTTCATGGCCAGCAGCTGCGGTGATCCGCAGCCGAGGGCGTGTGGGAGTTCGAACTCCAGACTGGCTTGGATGTGCCGGTCCTCATCTGTGAGAGGGATGCGGTCCAAGGCATCCATCACCACTCTCACTGGTTCGTAGTCTGTCTTCATCTGTCTCACCTTGACGTAACTAGTCCTATTATTACCGCAATACAGGAATCTGTAAATACAGGTTTGCTACGCAGAGTGGCAGAGTGCTTTTTCCAGCTTCCAGATCACTACGTTTCGGTCTCTCCACTCCAGAAGATCGGCGACGTCTTCTCCTGACTGCGCCGCCTTCTTTAGGAGAAGCCTGGACAAGCCTCTGTCCAGGCCAGTGGCGTCCCTGACTTCCCGCCATGTGATGAGGTGGCCGTCACAGCGGTAGGCGAGGCCAGCGGGGGTCTGCTCTACTGTGATTTTCATTGTTCTTTTTCCTTATGTTCTAGGGTGTTGCGGGTGGGACCACCCCGCACTGGGTGGGGCGTGACACCCTGGCTCAGCATCAGGTGGTCAGTCGCCTGGATATAGGTCGTACTTCCGGCAGATCGCGCTCATGTCTTGCCTAGCCCGGAACTCGCCAAAGCCATCGCCATCGACGCTGGTCTGATAGATGTGCTTCATGCCCGGCAAGATTTGACACCCATCTGCTCGGGCCGCCTCAATCGTTTTCCAGTCCTCCGGCTCGATATCGCGCTCGCCGTAATTGCTCTGGTCGAACCAATAGTAGGCGCCGCAAGGGTATGCCTTGCGCGCTGTGCGGATTTCATCGCGTAGCAGGGTCATATCACCCCTCCTTCGCAGCCATGGTGGCGTCGACGCATTCGCGCAGCGCCTCCTTGATAGAGTTGAACGCGAACTTGCCGGTATCTTCGTGTTCGGCAATGACAATGTATCCGTCCAGCCAGTCAAGTCGCGCCGCATCCTTGCGCAGCCCCTCGACCTCGGCGCGGAGCTTCTCAATCTCGCGCTTGTCCTGCTCGATTCCCAGCGCGACCAGTTCGTCAATTTCTCGCTGAGCATCCTGCCCAACGAAATTGCGCACTGCCTGCGTTCCAACGACCTTGGCCATCCGCTCAACTTCCGACAGCAGCCTATCCCGCTCGGCGGTCACGGCAGACAGGGCGGCGAGGTGGGCTGACTGCAAT